AAAATGGCAGCATTTGAAAAACAAAAAGCAGCATGGAATTCAGAATCAATATTACCTGATCAAGTTGAAAATCAACGAAGAGAACTTCCTAAAGTAGATGAACAAATGGCAGCAGCTCCGGCAGCAGCTTCAGCAGCTTCAGGAAGTGGAGCAATATCTGCAGGTAATATTGCTAGATCAGATAACGCAGGTGTAAGAAGAACAAGGCGTCCTGTTAGATCAATATATACATCTGATAAAGTAAAAGGTCAAGGAATACCTGATAGAGCTACAAGAACACCATTATAATATAAAGTAAAGACTCCTGTTATCAATCCAGGAGTCTTTACACCGTTAACCCACCAAAAACAAATCATAAATACCCATTAATACTATATATATAAATAAATGAAAGTAGTACATCTAACTTAAAAGGAGGAATTTTTATTGCTTAAATTTGAAAAGGCAGGTGCCAAAGACTGGAAGATTCTAGTGGACGGAAGCGAATTAATAAAACTACATCTCTTACCTTCCTCTGTAACCAATAAGTATCATATTGTTACAGATTTTATAGAAAGAGTCGCTGAATTATATGGGAAGGACTTCAGCGATTGGTTCGCAAATCTCATCACCCAATGTATGGATGAGGAAAAAAGACCTGCTGCCGTACTTGCTAATACAGATGAAATAAAAAAATATGTTAATGGTTATATCGATTCTATGAATTTCGATTATAATCAATTTGTAGATCTAACTAAAGTTAAAAAGAATAGTATTCTATTTACGGCAGACGAAATTAAAGAGATTTTAAAATTATCTTGTTATTTAAAAATATATTCAGTTATTTCAAATTCATCTCAATTTTCTCTTGGTAAACATCTTCATAAAGAGGTTTACAACAAACTTGCATCAGATATAATGACTACCGATATTGTATCAAAGATATTTGATGTTATTAAAACCAAAACATTTAGATACAACTTATCTGACAAATTCATGTGGGAATATATTAAAACAATACAATGCAAAGACATTGGTATTCACATAATCGAAATATTTAATTTTATTATGAATAATATTATTATTTTATGTGAAGAAACTAAAAATCCCATTACTTATTTTGTTGGAGTTGTTGATGAATCAGTTAAATGGTTTTTAAGATCAGTTTATAAGGGGTCAATCGTATATGATGATAGTATATCAACTGAAGATATTCATGGAATTAATGTAAATAACTTAATTACTTACAGTTTCAATGACACACTCGGAAAAATGAAGGCAATTGCTTTTGAAAAAATCTATAAAGATTTAGAAAAAGAAAATTCAATTCAAATTGATAGAGATGATTCTGATCAATATATTATAAATTTTCACAATCGTCTATCAAGCATTGAATACATTTCTCCGTTATGTTCATCACTCGTTTTTCCATTCCTCTCAAAAATGACTGGGATAACTTATGTTCATTTTAAAACAATTTCAGCAGAGCATGCGGCAGTATTATCACACTATTTGAACACTTTACTTTCTAAAGTTTTTAAATCAGAATATAAAAATTTATTTCAATTGCTTGATTATTATCCTCTTACGAGCCCTTCAATAAATACAACATATAAAATCAAGTCAATACACCAATACATACAAGCACAAAATACAGAAAAGAATTTTTATGGTTTTAATACAAAGACATTGCCGCATCGTGTTTTATGTCATTTTGTAGGAAGAGTTTCGAGAATAAATTTCTGTAACTTAGTTACTGGCCAAAAATTATCTGGTATTCCTTTAAGTAAAGTTGAAGCTGATATGATTCATTTATATACACAAATGTTTGCTGGAACACTTGATGATAAATTTGATGAGCTAACAGTTTTAATGAATGTAGATTTTTAAGAAAAAAGAGATGAAATGTGCGGGGAGCCATGGGAAGAATTTCCTGTGGTGTCTATAATATATAGACTCCCCGCTCCATCTTTTTTTTAGAACAAAAAACAAATTACGGTTATCCCAATGTTGGAGGAAACAAAATGTCAAAAGAAACGAATCAAGATCTAGAAATAATCGAAGAATTAATAAGAAAAGTGGATGGTTATCTCGATCCAGTAACACCAGGTGGAGATGACTTTTCATATTTATATAATAAAGATACAAGAGATCGTCTTTATGGAGATCATCCAGAGTGCTTTTTGAAAATACAGGGTGTAGGTCGTGAATTTCCAACTCTATTTCCAATTTGTAATAGATATGGTCATAAGGATGCAAAAGTTATTGATATTTCAAGAAGAGTTATTAAAAAACTAATGTCAGATGATAATGGAAGCATGGAAGCAAATGATCTTATGTTAATTCTTAATAAATTGGATAGAGCACATTCTGTATATAATAAAGATATTCCAAAACCACCAGGTCCAGCTGGAAGAAAAGCACATGTAACAAGAATGATGAACAAAATTAAAAAACATTTAGATGTATATAAAGGAAACTAAATGGCAGTAATAAAAGTACTTGATGTAAATAAGTTTGCCCAAGGTTTGAAACCTGTTACAAGTACTGAATTAAAAACAAGAACTGGAGAGTTTAATCCTGATGGTCTTTTGAGTGAAGATATTTTTGGAGTAGAAGGATCTCTTGATAGAAGTAAAAACATGTCTTTCATGAATTTAAACACTAAAATAATTCACCCAACGCTTTATAGACATATAGTAAGACTAGAACCTAAACTTGAAATGATGTTTTCGACAGAAATTAGCATCACTCCAATACCTAGTGGTGGTGTTAGAGAAGATGAAAATGGTATTACTGGGATAACTTCATTTATCGAAAACTTTAAAAATATAAAATTTAGGGATTTAAATTCTGCTTCAAGAAAAACAATTATAGAAAACTTTGATCAAGCTTATAAAGACGGAACATTGTTCATTGATAAACTTCCCGTCGTCCCTCCGGATGTAAGACCAGTATTTGAATCAGAAGATGGCGAACTTCAAATTGATGAACTAAATAATGTGTATATAAGTATCTTGCGTAAATCATTCCAAGTAAAGAGTGTAGGATCAGCAGGACAATTTTTTGATCTTCTCACGTATGGATTACAATTAGCTGTAAATAATCATGACTCATATATACAAAGCAAAATTCAAAAAAAGAGTGGACTTATACGTGGTAATATGCTTGGAAAGAGAGTCGATTTTTCTGGTAGAGGAGTTATTACTCCAGCTCCTGAATTAGGAGCAAATGAAGTTGGACTCCCTTTAAAAATGTCAGTAACTATGTTTCAACCTTTTATTATTCATAGCATACTATTTAAAAAATATCCATTTAAAAAACAAATGGAAGAAGAAATTCGAAAATATGATGGAGATGAATTATCAGTAGATAGTATTCAAAGAGTATTAAAAGCAATAAAAAATGGAGATGATATACCAAAAAAATTATATGAACTTATCTATGATGTAACACAACTCATTACTAAAGAACGAATAGTTATTTTAAAAAGGGACCCTGTGCTTCACGATTGGGGTCTGAGAGGAATGTATCCTAAACTAACTACTGGTACTACTATAGGTTTATCTACTCTTCATACTGGAGGGTTCAATGCGGATTTTGATGGAGATCAAATGGGTGTCTTCCATCCAATGACAAAAGAATCACAAGATGAAGTAAAAGAAAAAATGACTCGAGCAGTTGGGTCTAAAAATTCAAGAAGTGTTACAATTGAAATATCAAAAGAAATGAAAACAGGTATTTATGTATTAACAAAACCATCAACATCAAAAGAATCCCCAATAGAAGCCACTAAAGAAAATATGGAAAATGCAACTGATCCTTACATTCCAGTTATATATAGAAAGAAAAGAACAACTATGGGAAGAGCAATTTTCAATAATGTATTCCCTTCAGATTTTCCTTTTATGGATAAGACTATGACAGGTGGTATGGCGAATGATTTGATTCCAGAACTAATAAAAAAATATGGTGAGGATAAAACTAAAGAGATAGTTTCGACATTAAAAAAACTAGGATTTAAATTTGCAACTTTAATAGCTCCAGCGTTTGATTTAAGAGATTTAGAAATGCCTGCTTCTATTGATCAAATAAAAGAAAAATTAAAAACAGCTACTCCAGAAGAAGGATTTAAATTAATAGATCAAGGTCAAGAAATTATGAAAAAAAGACTTGAAGGAACCGGTATAAAAGACTTGGTCGATTCTGGAGCAAGCAAAGGTTGGGGACAACCATCTCAAATTTTAATAGCAAAAGGAGTTACAGCTGATCCCAAAGGTAGAGTATTAGATCCTATTGCAAGTTCATTTTCTGATGGTCTTAAACCCACTGAATATTTTAGAGCATCATCTGGAGCAAGAAAAGGAATGGTTGATAGAGCATTAAACACATCAACTACAGGTTACTTTACAAGAAAGCTTGTGTATCTTTTAAATTCAGTTGAAGCTGATCCTTTATTAAAAGATTGTAAAACACCAAGATCGATAACAATAAGATTAACGCCAGATTATATAAAAAGACTTGAAGGAAGATATATATTAAAATTAGGGAAAGTAACTTTATTTAAATCTGAAAATTATAAATCAGGTGATGTTATTGATCTGAGAACTCCTATATATTGTAGATCTCCTAAAATATGTCATACTTGTTATGGAGATTTAATAAAAAGACATAAGAGTCCAAATATTGGTGTTCTTGCTGGATCGTCAATTGGAGAACGTGGAACACAATTAATTATGAGAACATTTCATACAGGTGGAGCAGCAACTGCAGCAAAACATGATATGTTATCAGATATAATTGTAAATGATCCTTTGGTTAATTTGGAGAAATAAATGGCAAAGATATCAAAATATTTACAGCAAGTTGATAGTGATTTAATGGCGATGCAACCATGCGTAATTACTATTGGTTTATCCGATTATAGAATGAACGACAATATACAAATAAAAGAAAGTGAGAATATAATTTGGGTAAATAGTTTATTATCTAAGATTGAATATAACGATATCGTTTTTAGTTTAATTCTTGATTATCCTGTAGAACTTCAACTTAAAAAAATGGAACATATAAAGAAAGAAAAAATTATTTTAAAATATGAAAAAGGAGATATTATACTTAATGTTCCATTTTCAACTGTTGAAATAAAACAACAAGTTTCATTTGGTGAAAGATTAATAAGTGGAAAAGAAATATATAAAAGTCCTGAACATATCTTAAAAAGATTAATGGATGTATATGGTAAAGGGATGTCTGATCTTGATTTAGTTCATTTTGAAGTTCTAACATCTCAAGTAATACGAGACAGAACTGATGCAACAATTCCTGCAAGACTTGGAAAAAAATGGGATCCAACAATGATGAATATCAAACAAATTGTATTTAATGTTGGATTTATTCAAGGATTACAATTTGAAAATGTAAGAAAAGCAATAGATACAGGTCTTACAACTTCTAAAGATTTACCACCATCAGTTATGGAAAAGTTAATGACAGGAGAACTAATTGAAAGGAGGAAGAATTAATTGAAATTTGATCAAATACCACAGTACACTCGATTAGTTAAAAAGGTCTTCTTCCCGATAGATCCCAATGAACCTTTTCTATTGGTTTATATTTCCGAAAATTCATCTCTTATTGAAGATTATGCAAGACTAAATATGAGAAGAATTGATGTGCGTCATGTTGTTGTGCCAAAAACTAGAGTACCAATGACAATACTTAATGAACCATTAAGAAAAATATATAAATCTCTTGGACTACTTTCATATTCTACAGTTATGGTATTTCCAAAAGATAAGAATTTATTTTATGATTTAACACCATATTTAAAGAAAGTTGATGCTTCATATAGACCAACAACGTACAGACAAAGAGCAGGTTTTTTAATTAAGGATCTTATCTTTAAATCATTTGCATCGTTTCCATCTAATTATAAAAAAGTTTTAATCTATTCTATAGATATAACTAAACCAATCAACTCATTTCCAAATAGAAAAATATTTCCTATTCTGAGAGATTTGAAAGAAGGAAATCCAAACTTTGATCATATGATGTTAGTTACTCTGGATGAAGGTTCTGCTAGATTTAGAGCTTTAATAAAAGACGGCGAATATAAATTCCAAAGAATATATAACTTACTTAAAAAGATTAAAATAATAAGTAGTGAAGAAGAAAAGCAAGAAGAAGTCGATGCAGCATCAAATGAAATATTGAAAAAAATTTCTGATACTATAGCACCAGGAGATAAAGGAAAAGTTAGATCAGCAATACAAAATTTTTTATCAAAGGATCAAAAATCATTAGATCAAATATCAACAGGTAGAGTTTCAGGATCTGATAAAGATAGAGTCGCTGTAGCTTCAGTATTATATAGTACAAGCGGGGATCTTAGTAAAGCAAAACGACTCGCTAATGCTGTATCAGATAAAAAATTATCAACCGCAGTTAAAGCAGTAAATAAGCAATATGCAGATAATTTATTAGAAACAACCAAAGCAGTTTCATTGACAGATTCTATTTTCTTACAACAAGCAGATATTCCAAAACAACTTGATTATATGACTCCTGAGCATTTATTTCAAAAAAGAAAAATTGACTTTGAAACAAATCTAAGAAACGATATGATAAATGCTTTTAAGGTTCTTGAAGGTCAAGATCTTCCAATGCAGTTTCAATCATTAACAATTGAAGATAAACCTCCTAGAGCAGGTGAAATTGAAAAATCAGATATAGCAAGAATTGTTGCTATTATAATTGGAAAAGATGGAAAGAAACATAAGGTCCGCTTCAACATTCCAAAAATCGATCCAGACACTGGAACGTTTAGAGTAAACGGAAGAAAGAAATGTCTAATTAACCAATTGGTTTTAAATCCAATAAGTTTTCCAGGTGAATATGAAGCGAAGTTTGAAAGTTCATATTCTGTATTTAGAGTCTATAGTAAAAAAATGCAGAGTCAACCATTCCTACAAATTTATATGGGAACATTTAGAATTCCGTTATTAGTGTTCCTTTCATTTGCTTTTGGATTTGACCACACGCTTGAGAATTATGGAATTAAATATGACATTGTTGAAAAGAGACCAGCTAAAGATGAAATTTTTACAAAAGTTCCATCTTCATATCTCGTATTTAAAAATGTAAATACTGATTTAAAACAAGAGCTTGTAAATTCATTCTTGAGAGCTAGAGTTTCAGATTTCAAAATAGATCATACATTTGCTTCGAAAAAATACTTTACAGAACTTATACTACAAATAACTGGAAGGATTAATTCAACGTATCATATAAATTTAAATATAAAAAATATAGTTGATCCTGTTTCAAAGCAAGTATTGATAAATAAACAGTTACCAAATGATCTTGAAAATATCATTAAATATATGGCATCTAAAGCAACTGATGGTTATAAAGAAGATAGAAATGATCTGACAGTTCAAAGAACTAGAAACTCTGAAATTCTGGTTCATTTAGCACAAAAACAAATTCTTGCTGCATATACAGAATATAAAGAACAATATCTTTCAGGAAATAAAGATGCAAAACTTACAATACCAGAAACAAATGTTATAAGTCAGTTTAACAGACTTGAGATTGTTCAGGATATGGAATATGCAAATCCTCTAGAAGAAATGGCAACCATAACAAAAGTATCTCCTGTTGGTAAATCAGTTGGAGGTATTCCTGATAAGGAAGCAGTTCAATTAGATGCCGGAAATGTTCACGATTCATATTTTGGAAATATTGATCCATTAGATACAGCAGAAGGTGCGAACATTGGTATTACACAACAACTAGCTATAGATGCTTTTATAACATCTGCAAGAGGATTGTTTGGTCAAAAAGAAATTAAAGATACTGAATATGGCGGAATACTTTCTACTAATGCTGCAATGATTCCATTTGTAGGGAATAATGATGGTAATAGAATTCTAATGGCAGTCAACCAAGCAAAACAAATGATTCCTTTATTAAATCCTGAACCTCCAGCTGTTCAATCAGGTTTCGAATCAGTATTGACAAATGTACTATCAGATAGTTTTATAAAACGATCTCCATGTAAAGGAAAGATCGGAAAAATTAGTTTAGATAATATTGATGTTATATGCGAAGGTAATAAAAAACAAAAAGTTGATATTAGTCCAGTCCATTTGAAATCTGGATCTGGTAAAAATACTTTAAGCACATTTAATCCAATTGTCAAAACAGGGCAATCAGTAAAGCAAAGACAAATAATTGCAGAAGGCAGTGGGATAAGCGAGGGAACAATTTCTCTTGGTAGAAATGTATTAGTTGCTTATACACATTATAAAGGATATAACTTTGAAGATGGTATTGTTATAAGTGATAGATTAGCAAAAAATAAAAAACTTGTATCACTTCATGGTATTGAAGAAGAAATTATAATTGATGAAAAAGATAAAGTCCTTCAAATTATTGATATCGGAACAGATACTAAAAAGGGAGATGTTCTATTAAAGAAAACAATTGGAGATATAGATGAACTATTAGGATTTACAGATGAACAAGCTGATGATGAGGATACACAAGATGGTAGATTAATAAAAAAAAGTCCAGGTGGAGTAGTTGTCGGAATTGAAGTATTCTCAAATGTAGATCCCAATACATTTCCAATTTTAAAATCTTTGATTGCAAAAACAGCTAAAAAATATAAAAAACCAGATGATCAAAAATTTACAAAACGTGGACTTCCTATAAAAGGAGTTTTAATAAGATTTAAAATTGAACAACAACTTCAAACTGTAGTTGGTGATAAGTTATGTAACAGACATGGACATAAAGGTATTATTGCTTTAGTTGAAAAAGAAGAACTAATGCCTAGAACTCCGTGGGGCGAACCAGTCGATTTAATTTTTAATCCTCTTGGTATCATTGGAAGAATGAATATGGGTCAAATGTTTGAAGTTTATTGTGGTTTAATTTCAAAAGGATTAGCTGAAATAATTACTAAAGTTAATTCTAAATCAGAAGGTATAAAAGCTATTAATGTTACAATGACAGCTCTTGATAGTTCAAATAATAAAGAATATTCAAAGAAACTTATAAAAAATTTAACAAATTTAAGTACTAAAAAATATAATGATATGGTTAGTCAAATAAAAAATTCTGGATATATTCCTATTATAGTTCCACCTTTTAAATCACCATCTCATAAACATATAATGGCTGCATTGAAAACTGTTAATAAAGAACCTGCATATCATTTATTATTACCAGAATATAATGTAAAAACAAAACATGCTGTACCTGTTGGATATATGTATATAACTAAATTAGAACATATTGGTGAAGCTAAAATGCACTCCCGATCTACCGGACCAACTGTTGGTAAAACATTACAACCTACAGGAGGAAAGAGAAGAGAGGGCGGTCAAAGAATGGGAGAGGGCGATACATGGTCAATGCTTTCATATAATTGTCCACTGGCACTATCAGAATTCTTTGGACCATTATCAGACGATATAATATCGAAGAATGAAATAATAACTGATATTATTCAAACTGGAGATGCATCTTATAGAATGACAAAAGCATCACCAACAAAAGATTTATTAAATGCATATTTTGTTGCAATGATGTTGGAGGAAAAATAATGAGCGAAGCGGCATACGAAGCATTGATTCTAGGTATTGATGAATACTATGAATATGATGATAGCGAAGATATGGATATTCAGGAAGAAGTAGGAATATTCAATTTTGCTCGTATAAGCATTGAAGATGATCTTGCAACAAATGATTTTAAAAATACATATTTAAATTTAATACCAGATATAAAGGATAAATCATTTGAACTTAAACGTATATTTTGTCAAAAGATGTTAGATAAGATATTTGAAATATACGATTTTCAATTTCCAACAGCTCAAGATATTGCCACTGATGCTGATATGGCAAGAGTGTTAGAATTTATACAGTTCTTAGAATATGATAATGTTTTGTTTTTATCTTTTGTATGGGAAATGTTAAAAGTTGATATTACAAAAGTTGATATAGAGGTAATGTGTAAAAGAAAAGAGAACATAATAATTAATGAGGTAGAAGAGCAAGTTGAAACTCATTATCAAAGCGAGTTAATTTCCATATTTTTAAGAACATATTATAAAGAGAAGTTTATAGAATGGTTTATACTTCAATCGAAACGGTCTAAAGCATTCATTAAATTAGAAATTTTAGAAAGAGAGGGAAAGCTGAATGGCTAAAATTGTAATTAAAAAGGGGTCTATGAGTCTTGAAATTGATAGAAGTGAATTAGTTCAAGTAGAAGAGACTCCTGATGGAATGGCATTTGATTTTAAAAATGGATTTCAACTTTTATATAATGATCAATATATGGAGGTATCAAGAAAAAATGTTATCAAGAATACTTCAAATAGTTATGAAGGAAAGAAGTTAGTATTTGATTTTGATAACAAAAGACATCCTGTAATGGTTCATGGAGATAGTTAAAATTCATTTTAAAAAAAATATCTATATATATTAATTACTGAATAATAAAGAATTACCTTAATTTGTCTAACAACAAAGGAGGTAAATCATGACCGCACACCGGAGTGGATGGTGTACCTATCCCTTCACTCCATTTTTTCGGATATATATTTTTGAGAAGACTTAATATAATTTCAGACCGCTGAATGGCTTCAGCAATGGTATTCGGAACCATAGATTGTGGGTTCAATTCCCATCTTTGCCTACCAAGCATGGCAATGCTATAAAGTTATATTTACTACTTCTCATTTTTTATGGGGTGTACCATGATTCGATTTACGCATAGACGTCTTACGTTTCGTGGATATTGCACCCCACCATTTATATGCGAGGGGGACTGAGTATAGTTTCAGAAACTTCGGTCTAAGAACTATATTCAAATCCCCCGAGCGCCAATTTTATGCCGGATGATACACATGTTTATCCATGTGCCGGCTCCATTTTCATGCCTGGGAGACTGTTGATGATTTCTGAATATCTAGTGAGATAAAAAAAATTATTAATAATTTCTCCCCGGCACCATTTGTGGGGCGTGCTAGCTCTGACTATTTTGCGGACGTTATCTAGCTCTAAGCGCCCCACCATTTAACTGGAAGACTTTATATGGTTTCAGATTGTCGCTAATAACGACAAAGCCAGGCGTCAAAGCCGATACCGAGAATCGGACGGTATATTCCGATTGCCAAAACTATATATTTAACTTCCAGTTTACATTTTTCAACATGAAAGACTTTATATAATTTCAGAAAGTCACTTGAAATGACTCGGCTATTGGAGCCTCTTCCAACATAATTATATATACTACTTTCATGTTTTATTTTCTTTTACAATGCCCCTCGTCATTGTATCTTTACTAGAAAGACTTTAATGTGATTTCTGACGCGCATTAGCTCAGTTGGTAGAGCTATGTCCTATAGAGACATTAGTCTTGGGTTCAATTCCCAAATACGCAAACAACAAGATTACATTCTTTAACTTTCTAGTAAAACTTTTTTATCGTGCAGGGACTTGTTTGTGACTTCAGATTGGTTTCGGCTCTTCTACAGTCACAACTAGTTCCCCTGCCTTTTTTTATAGTGTAAACGGACATAGGCGCCGTTGGATAACAGGAATAAATGGCACCAGACAAAACCTGTTGAATCTGTCCTTTTGGTGCGGTGTAGGGCGCTATAAAATAACATCAACAATGGACTGTGTGTAGTTTCAGATATGCGACATCCAAAAGGTGAAAGACAATCACTACACACAATCCCATTTTTTATGAATATTTAACTTCAACCAGGAAAATTGTATATTAAGACTTTCCGTTGAAAATTTGTGAAAGGAGGTAGTTGAACAATGACCATGATGAAGCTAGACTCAGGAATTCTTCAATATGTCCCAAAGGGTGCTTATTATGAAGGCGCAGATCAACAATTTGAGATGGTAAAAGATGTTTGGGATAGGTTGCTCAATTACGACAGGGCGTTATTCGCTTTGTTATCACTTTTAAATGGAAGTCATTTTTCCAAAGGGATGATCAGTCATCTCTTACTATCTAACCCTACAGCTGGAAAAGGACTGGTGACTAAAGACGGTCCAGACAATCCATTGGTTCCGGTAGGACTTCCTGATGATTTTGAAAAGAATGTTATCCTTTACAATCTAGAGAAGGTTGCAGAGGATTCCATGCCAAGAGCTTTGAAGAATCTGTTGATTTTAGTAGGCAGCGAAGGAAGAAATGCGAAAAGAGTCAACAATTCACGAACCAGATCAATCATTCTCGATTTTATTTTCAATCGGGATAATCGTCAGTTGGATGCTCTTGCTGTCAACTACAAAAACAAATTGGCAAAACTTGTCAAACATGCATTAGGGAAGCAAGATCTCTATAATATATTAAATAATAATAATGATAAAAAGCTTTATACAAAGCTTATAGGACGATATAATCGTAATGCTTTACCAATTGTCTGTTTTTTGTTTGGAACTTCACAGGCGCCGGCTCAGGTTCATCAAGCCCAAGCATACTTTCCAATGGTTGAAAATTATTATGCATTGAAAGAAGCAGCATCCACTGGAAATATCCCAGGTTTCAAAAAGCATATGAAGAAGCTCCCTTGGAGAACTGTCATGGGGTTTAGAAACTCTTATAAACTCACAATCGAAAAGTCAGAAATCCTCGGCGCATCAAAAATGTCTGACAGAGATCTGATTCAAACCCAATCAGCTCAGAAACGAGCTGGAGCAAAAACTGTTCGAAAAGTCAACTACAAGAAGCAAGATCTGTATGATCTGTGGAAGTTGTATTACCACAAGCTTCTTAATAATGATGGAGCTGAAATGGATAAGATTGTCGAAGGAATTGATTATGTAGATGCTAATACCGAAAAGATGGATTTCGGAGATGTAGCTGCAGTCCTTGATATGAGCCATTCAATGCGGGGAAGTGATGAACGTCCGCTCCATCCAATGTTAACTTCAATGTGTCTACTATCAGTAATTTCAGATGTTAAATCTATCCATATGGTAAGTGGAAAACAGGTACAGATAGAAGGCACAGAATATTCAGCTCTTGTAGCAAATGGATCTTCACCATTATGGAAAGGTCTTGTTGAAGCAGTATTAACCGGAGCAAAAACTATAATCGTCATTTCAGATGGTTATGAAAATACAGTGAAAGGAATGTTTAATCATGTATATAAGCATTTCAAAGATGCTGGAAAAGATTTTGAGATCATTCATATCAACCCAGTTTTTTCTGCCGATGCAAAATCCGGAACTACAAGAACACTGATTGAGGGCGACAATCCATTACCAGTAGCAAACTATAAACATCTGGAGACAGAATTTATATTTCGTAAAATGCTTGAACATACGGAGATGGTCAAACAACTCCTTGTGGGCAGGTACAAAAAATTAATCGGGAGGTGATGTATATGTCATTACTTGACAAACTAAATTTCATTAATAAACTGGAGTTAGGAGATGTACAGTCAGATGAAGAAATGACTATCATTCCTTTGATTGGAGAGTTAAGGCATCATGTAGCACCTCCAGAATCACTACAGTTTACACGAACCACAACATATGGTTCAATGGAATTCAGAAACACAAATCAAGAAGAGCCAGCAATTATTCCTTCCCATATGATGGTAAGGGGTAAGTCGGCTCAAGATCATGCAATGAGTGGATCCGGTATCGTATTAGCAGCTTCTGATCGTTTATTTCAAAATGCATGTTGTGTTGAACAAACTCAAGGCGGTTTACTTCATGGGCAAAATGTTGAAACCGATGTATTGCCTCTTGAGCTACGAAAAGCTTTACTAGATCCGGCCCGAAGAACAGATCGTGAATATGGAAAACTTTGGGGTAGCATCAAAACATGGTTGAGAAAGTTCAACAAATTTTCAACTGTGAACCGAGCTCACATCAGAGACTTCTTCGATGATAAAGATTACAAAGAGTCATTGGAAGAGTTCGCAGCGAGTTTCGAACCGGTAGATGGGCAGATTGGAGCTTTAATCATGTTCAATGGAATTCCAGTTGGTTTGGAAATTATGCCAAGTGCTGAACATTGGCAAGCATACTGGAAATGGTTGATTCGTGGATGTTATGGATCTCAACTGATCAATATGAAAGAAAGTGGAGAGCTACCAAGATCAACAATGATTTTGCCCAAGCTGAGTAATGAAACGCCTGATAATAAGGTCGAAGAAATCATAACTGAGTTTATTAATAACATAAAACTTAGTATGGTTCCCATGCTTGAAGGCATCGAGATTACAAATCAAACTCAAGTGGACTCCATTGGTAATTTGAAAACTCAATTATTGAGAACCGACAGTGGAGGTGGTGGTGATCTTATCACTCAGGATAATGAACCTGTATACCTCTCTTTAATTTTGTAGAAAGTGGGGAGTATATGAGCGTTGAGCAGAAACAACTGAAGAATTTAAGAAATAGGGCTTTCGATTATATTAAAAAATCAACACCTGAAACATTAGTAAAATTAGCATTGTTTCTAAAAATCAAAGTCCCCAATGAACTTATTGAAAAGTATAAGAAGTAATCTAAAAGCCTGTCTTCATGGTCATCGTGACGTTGAAGACTTACACACCCCTACTGTCTGGCAGTATCGGTATCGCTTTTATTCTCTAAAAAGGGAAAAAGCGTCCGATTCTGTCAGACAGTAGAAAGTCATGACTTTAAAACTTTTTTCCTTTTTTCAGTTTTTAAGTGAGGAGTTACAAAATGAGGAGCACATCAACAGAACGATTCTTAGAAAAGTTGGGGGCTGAAGTTTATCCAATTACTATTGTCAAATTTCTTCTAAACAGGCGTAGAATTTTAAATTATTTTGAGATAGCTCAACAAGATAATTTTAAAATTCAGGTTAAATATGAAGTAGATCATTCAACCTGTCCTATTTGTGAACAGAAAAAACCAGAAGGAATTCTTTGCCGTCAACATACATCAATTGACAGAGTTCTTAAAGCCAACACCGTAATGTTCGATATTGATACGAACACATATTTCTTCAAGAATGAAATTTTTAGGATGGTGGGGAATAGACTAGTCATCATATATTGTCCTCACCCCAAACTTATCACTGGAGATATTACGGATAAGAAGGCAAGAAAGATTAATCCGATTACAATTGAAGATAAAAATCTTGAAGGTCTTCCTCAATATGAAGGCATAAAAGAATTTATGTCGTTATCATTAATGGATCAGAATATGACATGCTGGTTCAATTATGAATTTACATTATCAACCATACCAGATACTAGAGATAAATCCGATTGGTGTCTTATACCAAATAGGTAATCAAAATGAAATTAAAAAAAGTTATTACGGCAATGAAAGATCCAGATCCATGTGAAAAATGTTTAGTTCGACCAATATGCAGAATCTTATGTGAAAATAAGAGAAATCGAAATGGTCGAGCTAATTCATACTGGGTTGGTTTCTCGCCTCTTATTTTTGTTATAAGTATAAGTGTTTATGTATTTTCATTTGCAATTGCAAATGTGTTTTACCACTTTGGTTTGTTAACTAAAAAACAGGTCAACGTGTTTGATCCATTTTTAGATGAAAGTCAAATGGATAGATTAAATTATTATTAACGGAGGAATAAACCATGCCCGAATTTGAAGAGTATGCTGATTTAGAATCAACTGGACACGAAAGTCGAGAGCCTATTAAACCTGAGGATGAGTTTTATCATAGTGTTTATATTTCAGGTAAAACTCGAAAAAATCACATCGGAACCACAGAAGAAGTTGGTAAGTTTCAAGTCAGAGGTGTAGAATATAATCTCGATCAAGTTAATTTGATTATTACTCACACTAAAGATTTGCTTGTCAAGGAAAACCAAAGTGGTGGACGTCAGAATATTGAATGTACTTCATTCAAACCTGGTCTGCCTCCCTGGTATGGAACTTCAAGACTTCAGAGTGGTGATCCAAGACAGTGTCCTCAAACATCAGCAGAAAGAGCAGTGAATGATTACTGTAGTCCGTGTCGTTCCCAAATTGTTGTTGCAGGTATCTACTGCAGTCCTGATGGAAATCCCATTCTATCAGGAGAAAAGAAACCAATATTCCTATTTATTAGAGGAAAGGGAATGAAATACTCAAATGTATCAAATTACTTGGGCGACCTTTTTAAGTTGGATTTAAATCCCATCTTTGAACCAGTTACAGATCAATCTCAATTGTTTGAGAAAAAAGTTGTAAACAATAAAAGGTTCGTTACGAATATTACCAAAGGAACCGCTCCTTCCCAATATGGCGATAAAGATGTATTCGTCCTACAAACAGGAACGGAACTACCAAAAGAAGTTGTCTTAAAAATCTTAGACGCTTCAAAGAAAACTCTTGACAAATTCAATGATAAATTTGATTGGTCTAAGAGAGTATCAACATCTGGTTATGGTGATGATAAGAAACCTGAAAACGATGAAAAGGTCTTATCACTTGATGGAGACAATACACCAGAAGAACCAACACAGGAAAGTGGCCAAACTGAAGATAAAGCAAAACAAACCTTCAGCTTTGATGATGTTAATTTTGATAATTAAGTTACGTTGAAAAGGAGCTATTTAAATGCCGGATGACACTCAAACGAAGGAAACCGAACTCAAATACCACGAGATATTAAACATCTCGGTTTTATCAATCAACAAGATAAAGGAGCTTATCAAACAGGATATTGTCCGTACATTCAAAACATGGGCAAGTGGTAAAGATGTAAAGAAACAATGTTGGCATATAATAGGTCCGGCCGGCGTTGGGAAAACTGAAATCTGTGGACAGATAGCAAAGGAACTTACAACTGAAGTTCCTCTTGCATTATCGAAGACAGAAATTAAAGCTCCTCATCTTGTGCCTGGTCTTACCGACGGACAAGAGTTCGTCTTTGATATGATGATGATCAAAGCTCCAGTTCTTTCTAGAGATGATTTTATCATCCCCTTTCCAGTCATTGATGGCGGAGAAAACAGTTTTAAAATGCTGTATTCCGACTTCGTCCCAAAAGGTGAAAACACATATGGTCTCTTTGTTATTGATGAATTCTCAAGAGGAGATCATTCATTACAACAACTGTTATGGCAGGTTCAAAATGAATACGCCATTCATAGACACCCATTCCCAAAGGGATGGTTTGTTATATCAATCGATAACCCGGATGATTCTGAATATCAAATGGACAACCTGGAAGATGCAGCAGGACTGAGACGACAGCTTCATATATACACTGAAGTAAGTCCCGTTGATTTTCTGGATTATGCAATCGCCAATGAATATCATCCATTTATTATTGAGTTCATTCAGACTCACCCTGAAAGGATCTATGACTTCCAATGTCAAAGTCGGGGAATGGTTTATGCGAACCCTGCAAGTTGGGAGAGAATGTCAGATCATTTATGGAAAATGGAATCGGATGGCGGAATTGACTTTAGCACAATTGAGCATGTCGGTGCAGGTCTTTTGAATGTACATATGACTCAGTTATTCATCGATTTCGCCAGGGACAAAAAGGATATCAATCCAAGAGACGTGTTTTATCGTTTCAGTTCAGTGAAGAATGATATCCTCAAACTCAAGAAAGCAGGAGATAATGGAAAGCTCGGTGAGCTTATGGTCGGGTATTGTACCTTCATGACTACAACCAGACCTGACTACAAAGCGGAACACCTCAACAACATCGAGCAGTTCCTTCTTATGATGCCCATCGATACGGCAGCGTTGTTTATATCACAAATCGATGGTTTTGATAGAAACTCGGCAGCGTTCAAATACATGACGGATATTCATGTTGCCTTACTGAAAAAGTCGAAGAAGTATAAGAGGGAATTTTATGATCCTATCGTTGATTGTGGCGATGGAAAACTTAATGTAACAAAGGCATCCTAATAATATGGATACCTCAGAAAGACTTAAGAATCTGATTGCTCAACATGTTCTCAAGTACAATTATTGGGGATATTTGTTTTCCAGAATACGAAGGGTATCGGATAAAAGAACACCTTCTATTATGGGAGTAGGTCCGGAGAAGGATGGTACTATATCACTATATTACCATCCTGATCTAGTAGATAAAACTGCTGATGATCAAATCCTTATAGTATTGGAACATGAGGGTATGCATCTTTTGAATCATCATATACCACGTGGAATGAAAGTCTACTACAATGAAACGGATATTCAACGAAGAGCAATCAAAATGAATATTATGAACATAGCATCAGATTGTGCAGTTAATCAGCAGGCAAATATCAAAAATGATATTATCATAGATGGAAAACCTTGGAAGCCTCAGCTTCCAGAACGTCATGGAATGCCACCTGGAAAAGTTACTGAATGGTATTATCTTGAATTGCTTAAGAAAACAAAAGTAACAGAGATGCCATGTTATGCAGCAGGTGGTTTGGATAATCATGAAAAGTGGAGTAAAGCAGCAGGTGACTCTTCTGATCCAAGTGCTTTAGCAAGAAAGGTACAAAATAATGTACAGCGAATTGTTAGAGAGTCTGCAAAGACATTCAACAAAGATCGAGGAACCCTACCCTCTCATATTGCAAGTCTAATTGAAGATGCATTAAAACCGCCTAAAGCTCCATATTATCAAATAATTAGGCGGTTGGTTAGAGGATCTAGATTAAGCAAGTTTAGAAGATCTCATACTAAAATCAATCGAAAGAGAACTTATGTATTTATGATTGGTGAGAAAGAACTTTCGATTCCAGAAATATCTCCGTTTCCAGGTCGGACTCGGGATTTTACATTTGATATTGCTGTATTGATTGATACATCTGGAAGTATGGGGAGAGATGAGCTTGCGGAAGCTTTGTCTGGTATTAAGAACATAATCGAAAATGACAAACATTGCAAAACGACAGTTTTAGAATGTGATGCTATAGTCCATAAAGAGTATGTTGTTAAGAAGGTCAGGGATATTGATCCCAAACTAAAAGGTGGTGGAGGAACTACTATGGGTCCTGGTTTGATAAGAGCAAGAGAGTTAGGAGTCGATGTATGTCTTGGTTTTACAGATGGATACACTGAGAATATTAATGGAATACCTCGAAAACTTCTACCCAAGAAAATAATTTGGGTTGTATCAAAGGGAGGTAGTGTAGAAAGTCTGAATCGAACCGGATACGTAGTTAAGTTAGACACATGATTGAAAAGATATTAAAAATTCCCTGTGTTGTGTTTGTGTGGTATATGTATTTTGCATTAGTTGCACAAGCTATTAGCACAGGGAATATAAAATCATTAATTGTATCAATAGTGTGGTTGCTTGCAATATTGATGATATTCCCACCCTTTAGAAAAGGGAAGGAGGATTATGACAACATATAGTGCTAAAGATGTACGGGTTTTAAAAGAGGTTGAACACATTCGACTCGCTCCTGGTATGTATATAGGAGATACTACAAACCCAGTTCATCTTATTGAAGAAGCACTTGATAATGCTTTAGATGAGGCACTTGCAGGACACGCAAATATCATTGCTGTTTTAATTGATACAAAGAAAAATGAATTTGCAGTATTGGACAATGGTAGGGGTATCCCAATATCAAACGATACTCCTATCACTGTCTCATCAAAGTTATTCTCAGGAGCAAAATTTCAAGATAAAAAATCAGCATACGAAATTAGTTCAGGATTACACGGAGTTGGTTTGGTTGCTGTTAATGCTCTTAGCAAAGAGTATAATGTAGAAATATTTAGAAACAATAAATATGCAAAGTATAAATTCATAGATGCAAAATTAAAGAAATCTGAAATACATAAATCTACACAAATTAGTCCGCCCTTCTCAACAAAAATTCAATTCATTCCTGATACAAAATTCTTTGAAACATTAACTCCAGATATAGATAGAATCAGAAGAAGATTATCAACAGCATCAGCAGAGATGGCAAGTCATATTCGATTTGTATTAACTCTTGATGATCAAACTGAAATATTTGCATTATCTAAAGAAGATAACTTCAAAAATATTTTAAAAGAAGAAATAGTAATAATTTCCCTACAAACTGAAAAAGGTGCAGAAAAATTCGAAGTAATGTTTGGATATGAGGAAAAAGGAGCAATAACTCCAAAGATATTATCATCAATAAATCTTCTTCCTGTTGATGGTGGGGGAACTCATTTAATAGCGTTCTATGATCTCCTCAAAGACTTTTTCTTAGCCAAAGCAAAAAAGTTTGGTTATTCATTTCAACCAAATGATTGTTTAGTTGGATTGAGAGCATATATGATGTTAAGTCTTATCGAACCAAAATTCTCAGGACAAACAAAAGATAAATTAACAAATCGAAAGATATATTTCACGCCTTTTATCAATGCTCTTAAAACTCAACTGAATACATTAGAAGAGGAATTTATTAAAGAACTCCTTGAAAGATTTCAGGATTATAGAAGAAAAATCGATGCAAAGAAATTAGTTAGAAATGGATCAACATCAAATAGAGCATCGACCAAGTTCACAAAACTGAGAGATTGTTCAAGTAGATTAGGAGAGTTGTTTATTGTGGAAGGAGATTCAGCAGGAGGATCGATCATTCAATCAAGAGATCCTAGAATACATGCTGTGTTGCCTCTCAAGGGGAAGTCGATCCCGAACGTTACCGTGAAGAAACATGTGTTTGAGAATAAGGAATTATCTGAATTGATTAAAGCTCTAGGAACTGGAGTCGGTCCTCATTTCGATCTGTCAAAGTTACGATACTCTAAAATTATATGTGCCACAGATGCCGACTTCGACGGATATCATATAGCATGTTTAGTATCAATGGCGATGGCAGTTCTTCTTCCAGATATAGTTAAAGCAGGGAACTATTTTATTGCGAGCACTCCATTGTTTGCAATCACCGAAAAGAAATATTTTAAACCTTTATGGAATGAAGAAGAATTAGAAAAAGCTCGAAAACATGGAAAAAACATTCAGCGCTTCAAGGGTTTGGGAGAGATGCAACCAGAACAGCTGAAGATTTCTTTATTAGATGAAGCAACAAGACATTTAATGCCTGTTACTTATAGCGAAAATATGGATGATCTTATTAAATTATTTTCTAGCGCAACTGAGAAAAGGAGATTGGTTTCGTAAAGAAAAATAAAATTAAGGAGGACTAACATTTGGAAGAATATAAAATCACTAAAGATCAAATAGAGACAATCGTTAATGCGGGATATAGAGTATGGGATCATTTGAATGGAAAAGAAATAGATCTTGAGCCTGTATTTTATATAGAAGAAATACAAAATACTCTAGTTGATGTTTTGCAGAAGCCATTAGATCGATAAAAGGACTATAAATTATGGATACTAATACTTTTAAAGAATCATTAAAAAGAATTGATAAAGATAAATCAATTAGTAAAGAGTTATTAAAATACTGTAGGTTAAAGTATGGAGATATATGGACTGATGAAAAAACTGGTCATAAAGTTGGATGCTTAGATGCATCATCAAAAAGAGATATTAAAAAAATAATGTTGGATGAAAAGGCATCTTTAGGAATTCAAGACCCTCCATATAACTTTATTGCATTAGAAGAAAAAGAATTAAAAAAATTCATTTCTTGGTGTAACAAATGGATCGATAATACTTATAATTCATTACAAACTAATGCAAGTTTATATATATGGTTAGGAGCTGATCAGAAAAATTGGTTTTCTCCACTTCCTGAATTTATGATAATGATGAAAAATTATGGTAAATTTATCTCAAAATCTTTTATTACTATGAGAAATCAAAGAGGATATGGAACACAAAAAAATTGGATGAGTGTTAGACAGGAATGTCTTTATTATATAAAAGGACAACCAGAATTTAAAGTTATATACACTGATATGCCAAAAGTTTTAAAAGGATATTTCAAAGCAATATCAGGGGAAAAAGTTGAAAACATTAGAAGAAGTAAATCAACAAATATAAGACCTGGAAACGTATGGTTTGATATTCAACAAGTTTTTTATAAAATGAAAGAAAACGTTCCTGGTTGCTTTTTACAAAAACCTATAAAAGCAATAGAACGTATAATTATGGCAAGCTCTTCAACAAATGACTTAATTGTAGATTTTTTCTCACACTCTGGTACTACTTTAATTGCAGCAGAAAATTTAAACCGAAGGTGTTACACTTTAGATATAGATCCAATCTTTTGTGAAATAACTATAAGAAGATTAGAGCATTTAAGAAACACAGGTGAAGACGGTTGGCAAACAAAAAATCCATTTGAAGGGGCTAAGAAGGGTGATTTATTAACTTGTTAGCAGTGAATAAATATGAATCAACTATTGGAACACATAAATATCTTATTATCTAAGACTAAGCTGGATATACCTAAAAACAATGAAAATGTTTTTCCATTTAATTATATTGAATTTACATTCTGTTATCTTTTAGAAAAGAATATAATAAGCTTTGACGAATATTTGGAAATAAGAAATGATTATATCTCTAGAAATGTATATTTACATTTATATAATCTAGGACCAGCTGCTTTTGGTGTTTCTTGGGCACAACCACATATCTCTGATCTTTCTGATGATATAACCAAACCATCAAAAAAATTAGATCCAGAGTTTAGTAGCAATTATGATTTATTTCATTGTCGTAGTAAAAAAAGAATAGAAATAAAAGCAGGAAGATTGACAGCTAGAGATAACAGCAAAAATACATCTATTTCTGAAAGAGCAATGACATTTGATGATGCTTATAATAACAAGAAAGAATTTTGGACAAACTATCAACAGATATATTTTGGAATGTCTGATATAACAATTTTAATACTAGTTTGTACGGATGTTATAAAATATTTAGCTTTTCAAAGCATTACACTCGAAGAAAATCAATTTATGAAGGGTTTTCAACATAGAGGAAATAAAGGAGAGGGTCAATTATGGATAGATAATGATACCTTCCCTTCATTTTACAAATTATTTATGGATAAAGATCAATTATTAAATTATATAAATTCTTTATAGTAAATACAAAATATCTATCAAGGACACACAAAAGAAAGAATATGCGAATGAAGAAAAAAAGACAACGAAAAAATTGTCCACAATGTATTTATTTGGCTGGATTGGCAGGCGGTACATGTGCAAAGAATCCAGAAAGAGACATATATACTATTCATACATTACCAGAAGAACCAAAAGAACGTGAATGGTGTACAGACATGAAAAAGAGGAAAGTAAAATGACAGACTTCGCTATAAAGGATAGATGTGATAAATGTGGTAGTGTAGATGATTTGGAAGGAATTATATATCCAAACATTCTTGCAAGTAATAATCTTAATATAGAACACGCTACATTATGTCCTGAATGTCATGAAGGTTTCGAAAGGTTTTTAGAAGAAAAAAGGAAAGAATATGAGAAAGAAAACCATAACTAAAGATTGTCCATCGTGTAATGATATGAAAATCAATGACGACAATGAATTTGAATGTTCTTGGGGAAATTCTAAAGAGATAAAAATTCTCAAAAATCCTAAAGGCAGAATTAAAATCTGTAAGCTTATAAGTATAAAGGAAGACTAAGATGGGAACTAGAGCGGATTTTTATATTGGTGTAAGAGATCCTAAATGGATTGGTAGTCTAACTCATGATGGATTTTCTTGGAATATTCCATGTAAGGTTTTAATTCAAGTTAATGAAACTATGTATGAGGAAATTGTAATTAAATATCTTAAAATGAATAAAGAACATAGTATAATTCGATCTGAAGGTTATGATTGGCCATGGCCATGGGAAGACAGTCAGCTAACTGACTACTCATATTTCTTAAGTCGAGCATATGGAAAAGTATATACATATTCTGCTCATGATAAAATCATGTTCGATCCTCTTAGAATTATGCAAGGAGAAGATCTAGATTCAGCAAGAGTATATATAAGTCCAACATTTCCAAAAATGGGAGTAAACTATGGATCAAAAATTACCAACCCTCTATAAAGAATATGGACAGTATTCAAACTATAGAAATTTTCCATTGGATTTAGATGGATTGAAACCTGTAGAAAGAAGAGTCTTATTCTCAGCGTATAAAATTGCGAGAAATAAACTTGCAATATGTAGAAAGGTTGATTCATATACAACTGGTAACTTTCATCCACATGGAGAATGTTATGGAACTATAGTTCAGTTAGTTAAACAAGGGTTTCTTACTGGACAAGGAAACTTCGGTTCAAATGTTGGAGTAGAATCAACAGGCGCTGCTGCACCAAGATATACTCAATGCAGATTAAACACACGAACATTAGAATTGGCATTTAAATACATTAAATATGTACAATGGGTTGAAACAGAATTAGAAGATACAGAACCACTATACCTTCCAACTATGTATCCAATTTGTTTATTAGGGAATGAACCAACTCAAGGAATTGGGTTTGGATATAAAACATACATCCCTTGCTATACAGCAGAAGATCTACAAAAAAGGTTACTATGGTTACTCGGAATCAGAAAACGAAAACCAATTATTATTCCAATAACAGATTGTAATATAACATCAACTCCAGAAGAGTTAGATCAGTTATTAACCACAGGTAAAGCTAAGATTACTGTTGAAGGTATTATAGAAATAAATCAACGAAATAACACAGTAACATTAAAATCTTGGCCACCAGGAAAAAGATTTGAATCTTTTCTTAATAAATTCTCAAAAGAATTATCAGATGGTCTTATAGGATTTAGAGATGCATCTGTAACTCATACTGAAATTATATTTCAGGTATTGAGAGAAAGAAATCGAGATAAAATCTTTAATGAATTTATTGAAAAATTAAGAGATGTTATAAAAGGAAGTATCTCATTTGAAACAATTGTTGTTGAGGTTGATCGTAAAGTTATTTACAGTTCAATAGACGATTTACTTCTAAATACATTTAAAATGTTTAGAGAAGCAAACGAAAGAATGCTTGTAGAAGAAAAAGAACGAATATTAAATATTATAGAAGAGTACCTCACACTAGAACTGATAAGAAAACCATTGAGTGATTGTTTGAAAGCTGAATATGATATTGAGGCAACTCTTGACGAGATTACGAAAACAACAGCTGTACAGAGAGAAGTAGCATATGAACTAATTAAAAAATATAGAATTATGAAGTTACTTACTCTAAATACTGATACAACTGAATTAAATAGCCAATTAAAAAGCATAGAAGATAATTTAAAAAATATTTCAGAATTTGTACTAGACCAATATGGAGGATTTAAGTAATGTTTTATTTAAAAAGACATTTTACATTTGCAGGAGGTCATAGATTGAGTAAACATAAAGGAAGATGTTTCTCAATTCATGGCCATAATTACGACGTATGGGTGACAGTTAAATCGCCAAAATTAAATGAAAATGATATGGTTATGGATTTTTCAGATTTGAAAAAACATGTTGATCCCATCATAGATGAATTTGATCATTGTTTAGTAGTCAATGAATGTGATCAAGAACTTGTAGAACCTTTTAAAAAGAAAGGTATGAGAGTAATGGTGTTGGGAGATTATGATCCCACAGCAGAATCTATGGCCGTACACATCTTTGTTCTTCTTAATAATATTTTTATAAGAAACTACAATGATATATCAGTTGATCAAATTGAAGTCTTTGAAAACGCCAAATCCTCGGCCATATATCGTGGGGACTAAATGGAGACTTTCGAACTTATAAGAAGATCCGGACTTTTAATACCTAGGAAATATCAGAATACTAATGAGTATGTTGAAGTGAAACAATCATTAGAACGTAGAACCAAAGCATACAACACTTCAGATTTTACAATAAATAAATTTTATATAGAGTCTGAAAAGTTTCTTTTAGTTCCTAGGTATTTTCCAATCAAGCAATATTTTAATTCGTATAGTATGAAGAATATGATGAATGAAGGGGAAGAGATTCATATAAATCATACCATAAAATCAAGAAGTAAATCACAAGAAAAAGCAATGGAGTTTATGTTAAATCATGAACGAGGTATATTGAAATTAGCACCAGGAGTTGGAAAGACAGTTGTTTCAATATATATGATTGCTGAACGAAAACGAAAGGCGATTGTTTTAGTTCATAGAGATCCATTAGCAAAACAATGGAGAAATCGATTCTTACAATTTACTGATTTAAAAGAAGATGATATTGCAAGATTAACTACCCCAACATTCAAAAATGATCTCAAGAAACCAATAATTATTTCTACAGTTCAAACATTCAGATCATTAGTCAATAGGAAACCCAAAGAGTTTTTAACTCATTTAAATGATGCGGGTATAGGTGTATTAGTCGCGGATGAGGTTCACACATCAATTGGCGCTCCAAAGTTATCTGAATGTTCAATTCATATTCCATCAAGATACACATATGGTTTGAGTGCAACTCCAGATAGATATGATGGAAATGGAGATATAATTGAATTTCATCTTGGTAATATATTTTCTGATGATGATGTTGAAGGGACAATGCCTGCAAAAGTTACAGTTATCCTATTGGATTATCAAATAGATACACCCCGCAGACATAAGTATATACATTGGGGTGGCGATTTTCAGCGAGCAAGATATCTCAATCTAATAAAAAAATCAACGCCCTTCAGGGAAGCAATGAGGGGGTTGTTGGCGCGTTTAAACAATAGAAATCTCATCTGTATGGCAGAAAGAATTAAATTAATTGAGGAATTATACGATGAAACTCAATCGGATAGTAAAGCAAAATTCTGTGGTAAAGGTGACTTAGATACTTTAGATTACAAACTCACATTTGCAACACCAGGCAAATGTCGAGATGGAATTGATGCTCCTTGGAAGGACTCTATAATAATGACTTCTCCAATATCTAATATTGAACAATTAGCTGGAAGAATTAATCGAATTAGTCCTGAAAAGAAAACTCCAATAATTCTTGATATGGTTGATTTTGGCTGTCAACGAATCGCCAGAACATTTTGGGGAAGAAAAAAGTTTTATGAAAACAAACAATGGCCAGTACGTTATTTTCTATTTGCGAATAACGAATTGAAACCATTGGATGACGATGAAGCAATAAAAATAATAGGCGGTGAATAATGAAAGTAAAACTAGATTTTATAACCAATAGTAGCACAACTTGTTTCGTTATTATGGGAGCAAGAATTAAACCAACTGATATACCAGAACAACTGGTAAAAAGTATTGAAGAAAAAGAAAATATAACTCTTCACGATCCAACCGAATGGGATTACATTGAAACTTTTATTAAAGGAAGTGATCTCGCATGTTCATATGGAGAAGATTATGATTATCGAGAAGAAGTTATGGTTGGTATTCCTTTTACTGCAATGAAAGATGATGAAACATTAGCACAATTAAAATCAAGATCTCAGTTGCAAATTTTAGAACACACAGGAATTAAAACTAGTGTATATTACATTGAAGAGGCATGGAGAGATGGTTAATGAAAATAAAACTTGATTTCATAACTAATAGCAGTTCAACTGCATATGTAGTCATGATACCTGATAATTTTAATGTTGTCGAATCTTTAGCTAAGATTTTAAATACAAATAGTTATCAAGATGATCTATATGAATATTGTGATGATGATGAACCAAAATTTATTGAACAGATTTCTGAGAATATTTCAAATCTAATAAACGGTGAAGATCTTTGGGGTTATGATACACCTTGTTTTTCTACAACACAAGAGATATTAGAAAAAGAAGATCTTATAATTGCTTCTGTAGATATTTCATCAGATGGAGATGGTCAGATTACACCAGCAAATACAAAAATAATTAAAAAATTACAACAAAGGTTTGAAAATAATGAAAATAAAACTTGATTTTATAACCAACAGCAGCTCAACTGCATTTATGATCCAAAATACATCTGATAAAACTTTGAATCTAACTGATTTTGCAAAAGAAAATATGCAGCTTTTAGATGATTATTTAAATGAATATGATTGGAACAAAGTAAACCCAAGATATACATCTATAAGACTTTTAGAATCAGCTGCAATGAACAATATAGAGTTTAAATCAGGAGTAGAAAAATATTGTATTTTTGGAGATGAAGATGGATCAGTGATTGGAGCAGTTTATGATTATATGTTAAGAGGAGGAGGAAAATCCAAAAACTTTACATGGTCGTTTCGAGAATACTTAAGGTAATAATATGACAAGAGATACACATCAACTTTTTTGGGAAGAGACAATTCAAGAAATATTAGGCAATCAAAATCCTTGTTTTATATGTTTAGTTAGAGTAACCTGCAGAAAATCTTTTTCAAACGGTTCAGCATGTCAAGAGCTTGCAGAAAAATTAACTAAAGCATTAGAGGAGTTAAAAAATGAAAATAAAACTTGATTTTATAACAAACAGTTCAAACGCAAGTTTTATGATTCCAAAATCATGTTTGACTAAAATACAAATTGGATTAATATATAATCATATTGAAATAGGAATGCTAATAGCAAAGAATAAAAACCTTTCTATCTGGACAGATCCATGGGAAATAAGCGAAAATAAACACATAATTGAAGGCGATACATCTATGGATAATTTTGATATGACATGGTTTCTTGAAGAGATTGGTGTTCCATCAGAGTGTATAAAAATGGCAGGATCAAATTACTGATACTAAAAAGGAGAAGTCATGATAAGGAAGTTTAGTCAAAAAGCATTTACCTTGATTGAATTGATGATTGTTATTGTAATTATTGCTATTGCTATTGCAATTGGCCTTCCAAAATTCATGGAATACAATGAAAAGCACAATACAATCAAGAATGATAAACAACTCGAGGAAACGATTGATTTAAATAAAGATCAAGATTCTGGGAGCAAACTATGAAATTTTTATTCACTGCAGACATACATTTATCAAGATACTCACAAGATAAAGTGGAGTCTGAAACTAATCTACCTGAGCGATTACATAGTATAAAACAAACTTTAATAAGCATGGCAGAATATTGCTGTAGTAATGATATAGATACATTCATTATCGGCGGAGACATCATGCATAGTAAGTCAATTATCTATTCAATCGCTCAGGAGGTTATGTTAGATTTCTTTGAAGATTATAGTCACCACAATCAGATAAACTTTACAGTTCTTGATGGCAATCATGATTTATCAGGAAAGGGATCTGGAGCAATATCATCTTTAAGATCTCTTAACAGTATTGATAATGTAGACTGGGTTACTAAAAATCCAACGACCACTTCTAATATAATATCTATTCCTTATTCATATGATGTTGTTAATCAAGTAAAACAAAACAGCAGAAAAATCCTCATTTCACATTTCGGTCTTAATGAAGGAATGTTAAATTCAGGCATTAGCATTCAATCAGATATTTCATTAAATGATCTGATTGGAAGATATGAATTAGTATTGCTGGGTCATTATCATAAACCTCAAGAGATCATAACAGATCAAATCAAACTCTACTATGTAGGATCTCCAATTCAATTAGACTGGGGAGAAAAGGGAGATGAAAAAAGATTTCTAGTTATAGATACAGATACTTTAGATGTTCAGAGTATTCCAACTCAAGGATATAAGAAGCATATTGAATTGGAAATAAACAATTCAAATAAAGCTCAAATTCTTGATGAAGCTGAACAACAAAAACAATCAGGAAATTATGTAAAACTTATAAAAACTGAATCTGTCGAAATAGAATCAGATCAATTTTCAGTTATAGACAAAACCGATAAAGATATAACAAATCGGGGAATAACTTCTTCTATGTCAGAAGCAGACAAACTCAAACGATTTATGGAAATAAAAGAGATACCTTCTTCTAAAACTGAAAGATATTTAAAAGCTGGTCTTGAAATTATAGACAGTTGTGAGGGGGAATAATGGCAGCAGGAAGTCCTGGACACACAACAAAAACCAAGAAAAAAGTTGAAGTAGGCACGAGCAAATTAGTTTTAGTTATTGTTGAGATGTATGCATCTGAAGATTCAAAAATGAAGAATGTGGCTATATATTTAGTGGGATGTATAATTGAATCATATAACGATAAAGCTGAAATGGTAGAAGATATATTAGGAACCTATGTAAGTAAAACCGAACTGCTTGATAGTATGAGAGTAAATATGAAAAGAATATATCCTGAAGCTTCTAAAATTTTATCTGAAGTATTTGGTATATTTCTATTTGGAGAAAAGTTATGAGAGAAATAAATTTTGTAGAAGTTGGAATGGAAAACTTCGGTCCTTATATTGATAGAATGATTCTTATGTTCCAAAACAATGCATTAACTTTATTAACAGGACCAAATGGAATTGGAAAAACAATGGCGTTAGATGCTCTTCCTTTTACACTATTTGGTTCTACAAGTAAGGGGGCGAGGGGCGATGATGTTGTTAATAATGTAGTAGGACGCAATTGTTATACCTGGGTCCAATTCTATGTAGATAAAGATAGCTATTTAGTAGAACGGTATCATAAATATACAAAATTGGGAAATACAGTCACGATCTCAAAAAATGGAAAAGAGCCATATAAGAAGGGACAGAAAGAAGTTCTTCCAGAGGTTGAAAAGTTATTGTGTCCGAAGAAATCATTTATGAATACTTTAATGTTTGGTCAAAAGATAAAAGACTTTTTCACTGATTTAGTTGACTCTGATAAGAAAGAAATATTTCGAAAGATTTTGAATTTGGATCGGTATCAACTATTTTATGATAGAACAAAAGAAATTCTTTCTGAGTTAAAAGAATCTATTATAGATTTATCAAATAGAATAATAATTGCTGAAAGGTTACGTGTTGATGCAGATGAACAATTAAAAATTCTCAATAAGAAGAAAAAAGATTTTTATATAGAGCGAGATGATAATATAAAACATCTTGAACAGGCAATTAAGTCTAACAAGAGGATGTTAGATAACTGGGAAGATCAGCTTTTAAAGTTAAAAGAAAATCAACAAGATTGGAAAGATCTTGAAAATAAACTTTTAGAATTTGAAGCTGAAGAAGAAAAAATTGATGCATCAATTAAATCTGAGAAAGAAAAACTTGAGAATCAGAAACAGTTAAAGATAACACAATTAATGGCTGATGGTGGAAAAGCAATTAGTGAAATTAATGATCACGCCCACATCAGAACACAAGAAAGAAAAGATTACTCCATGAAATTAATTGAAAATATTGGAGATCAAGTTCAAAAACTTTTAGAGGATAAAAACAAAATTGATATTGATATAAATAAGCATTTGGACTATATACATAATTCCCAAATACAAGCTGATGAGTTAAAAGTAGGACTTCAAGGTTCAACTTGTCCAACATGTTTGCAAGATATTACTAAACAATGTGAAACTACTTTAAAAAATAAGATCAAACAATTTAATGATGGCGCGTTTGAGGAACAACAATTAATTGACACAAAACTTAAACCTACAAGAAAGAAAATTTTAGCTGAAGTTGAAACGCTTTCCGATAAGAAAATTAAAGCAAAAGAAATTATGGAACTAGATGTTAAAGATATTGAATTTATTTGCATACAAGATAAGCAAAATGCAGATCAAAAATTAAATAGTGCATTAAATAAAGTCGATAAATTATCAGAAATAATGTTCCTTAAGATTAAAGAAAATCATCAAAATAAACTCAAACCGATCTATACAGAACGAGACCAAATAATGAAAAAGGCAAGAGAACATAGATCCTTAGATAAAGATATTGACGAGATGCAAATGACAATAACAACTATCGAAAGAACTAATCTTCAAAAGCTTCTTGATCTCAAAGCAAAAGAATCACTTGAATTTGATGATACTCAAATATTTTCTTACGAAAAGAAGAAACGACTTTTAATAATTGAAGTTGAAAATTTATTTAACGAGACTGAAACTAAAAGAGATGATGTAGAAATATTTGAATTTTGGAAGTTGGCATTTTCTTCGAGCGGTATCCCTTCTATGTTGATAGATGAAGCAGTACCGTTTATGAATAAAAAGGTTTCAGAATATCTTGACAAACTAACAAATGGTCGATATATAGTTTCATTTGATACATTGGCGGAAACTAAGAAAGGGGAGTTCAGGGATAAAATCTCAGTGAATGTTCTTGATACACATACAAGAGCATCATCACGAATACAATTATCAGGAGGTCAAACTCGTATAATTGATATAGCAACAATCTTGACACTCGGAGATCTTCAATCAAATATTCAAGATGTTAAATTTAATATTTTATTATTTGATGAAATCTTTGATAGTTTAGATGAAGAAAATATCGGGTTTGTCTCAAAAGTCCTATCAAATATGAAAGTTGGAAAATCAATTTACTTAATTTCTCATAGGCACGAAGATCAATTAGAAGCAGATGAAGTCCTGACATTAAACTAATGAAAATAAAACTTGATTTTGTAACCAATAGTTCATCCTGTTGTTATGTTATATCATCACCCAAACCAATGAAAACATCTGATTTTGTTAGTATATCAGGAGGTAGCTTTAATGAATTTCAGTCTCTTTCCACTATAGAAGAGTTAATTAAATACACTGATTCTGAACCATGCGACTGGGTAAAGAAAGCTACAGGACCGAGAAGATTTTGGGGATGTCAACCAAGAGAATATGAGAAATATAAAGCTATAATCGAATCAGGAAATTCTGTGATAATAGCTCATGTTGAAAGAAATTTTGAGGATGTAGAAGTATTTGATATAGCTTTATCAAAGATGAACTGTGAAGTATTAGAAAGGGAATATGATTAATGAAAATAAAACTTGATTTTGTAACAAACAGCTCGTCTTCATGTTTTCTTATGGCAGTTCCAAAACACCTTGAAACGGATTTAGAAAATTACGTAACCGAACTCGCCAAAGATCCAGATTCAATAAACGAGGGAGTTCAACTATATAAAGTTGCATACACATTAAAAGAGCTTGACACCTTTACAAATGACGGTCCTCTTGATTGGGCGTCTAAACCAGGAGGACCCCAATTTAATAATTTATCAGAAGAGTCATATAATAGTTCAAAAGAGGCAATTGAAAGTAGTCATATAATCGTTGATGTATCTGTAGATTATAATGTATGCAAAAAATTTGTGGATTCATGGAAAGGATATATAATAAGGGAAGAGGGATGAAAATAAAAACAGACTTTGTAACAAATAGTTCAAGTACATGTTATGTATTAACAGCAATTATAACAGCTCATCTTCCGTGTCTTTCAAAAGGATTTGAAATATTAAATAAATTTTATCCTCATCAAGGTTTTCTATATAAAGATTATGCAAATATAGTGGTAAAAGTAGATCCGGAAGATGCTTATGAAGAAACTAAACCATTGCACAATACAAATTTAACTATGATCAATTCAACTAAATACAATGAAGAAGATGATACTGAAAAAGAGATTACTTATTTTCAATTAATGATTGATCTATATAATCCTTATTGGAATGATATGGAACTTGTGGTCAAAGAATTTTTAGAAAATCTTTTCTTTAAACAATTAAAACAAAAAATACCTGCATCACAATTAATGTATTTTTCTTTTCCATCTAGCATACATGGAGATGGTTGGGATGGTGGAGATCCAGGAGGTCCAGAACACGATATAGTATATAAACATGATTTATTCAAAGCAAAAACAAAGATGGGTATACTAACCATAATGGATTCATCAATCATTCCGGAAGTGAGATCAATAGAACAACCACTCAATTTAAATGAAATTCTGTTAGATAATATTAATCAACAGGGGTTACGTTTGGAGGAACATAATGATAAGAATAGTTAATTGGTTATTGACAAGAAAATGTAACCTTGATTGTGGTTACTGTGCAATTGTAAAAGACTATCATGGAAAACCAGATGAATACCCAGATATGAGTGATTATCATCAAAATGAACTGGGTCTTAACGATATAGTCAATTCTCTGACAAGATTTCATAAACATAATCCTGATTGCTTTCATATATTTTATGGAGGCGAACCAATGTTAAGAAAAGACATTGCTCAGATTATACAGTATTGTCATACACACTCTATTCATTACACAATAATCTCAAACAATACAATAGAAGTTCAACCCTTGGTCAAGAAATTAATCAAGCAAGTTGGAAAGCTTGAAGGATATACAGCTTCGATTGACCCAATCTTGGTAGAATCAAATCCTAGTTTAACAGACAGACTAAAAAAGACAAAACAGGGATTTGAATTTTTATTAGAAATGAGACAACATTGTAATGATGTTGTTGCTGAAGTAACTGTTATGAGAGAAGATCAACATCTTATACATAAGTTAGTTAAACATCTAAGCGATTTTGGAATCAATAGCGATATAACATTTGTTGATATTGCTAAAACTGAGTATTATGATTTTTCAAATGTTAAATCTAGGTCAACTCTAATTCGAAAAACACCTGATCTAGCATATCAGTTAATGAATATTTTAACTAATGATGATGTAGATATTCATATGAAAAATTATTTGATTCCTGCAATATACAAAATTTTACCTTCAGAGATGGATTGTGAAATTGAAAAATCTCTTCATAATGTAACAATTGATGCTGATGGTTCAGTGAGATTGTGCCTCAGAATCCGAGGAGTCAATGCGCCCAATCTTATTAATGTGACAGATCTTGTTTCTTGTGATGGATATATAAATCCACTTGCTCATAAACTTATAATCAAAGATAAAATGGAGTACTGCAAATTATGTAATCATACTTGTCAACTGATGAGTAAGATAATAGACGATAAAAATCTAGGTCCAGATGATTTAGTTCACCTAGATCGGAGGAAATAAAATGCCTGAAGATGTAAGCACTAATATATTAACCAGTGCCATTGAATTTTGGCACAAGATCAATACCGAAAAGGAGGTAGTAGTTAAATTCACAAAGCTGGACGGAACAATTAGAATTATGAGATGTACTTTGGATTTCACAAAAGTTCCTAAGGAAGATCGTCCAAAGAAAGTTGATATTCCAAAAATCTTAAAACTGTTACAAGATAATGGAATAATGCATGTTTATGATCTAGACAAAAAAGGTTGGAGATCAGTTCCTTTTCAAAGAGTTGATTATCTAAGAACTAGAGGAAACGTTCAATATAAAGTCCAGCCAATGAAACGAACAGGAGTTGATGAGAATGTCTATTCTAAGAGATTTAATAAGTAATATGAAAACAGATGACTTAGTTGAACAGATTAGAATACTTTGTGATCAAATTCTTGAACAAGAGTCTGAAGATATGAAGTATATAGATCAAAGACCCCAAGGAGCAAACATATTTCTTTCCCTTCAGATCCCAGGTTCAACTAAAAAAGATATTGGTTTTCTAGCACTTGAAAGAGATAATGAGGATTTATGGTTAGCATCATTTTGGTCAATTTCAGAGACACAACTTATGGAAACATTAAATACAGATGGAACAATAAGCTCGTCTCCAAGAAAGAAAAAAGTACATGAAATAAAAGATCATAGACCGGAAAAAATATTAACCGAGTATGCGAAACTTTTTAAATTTTATCACGGAGAATAATATGGAACAACTTGAAGAAATTCGAATTAATAGCAAATATACGTCTAGACTGATAGCAGAATATCAAAGTTCAATGGAAAAAGAAAAAGAGTCAAAACCTACAATACGTCGAAGTATTATGAGAACGAATCAATACATCGAAAAATTCGCCAGGCAATTCAATTCAGCAGTTAATGATAATTCATTAATTCCCCCTAATTGTAGGTTTATAAAATCATATCCAAATGATAGAAGCATAGTAATTGTTGAAGAAGCACCTGCTATGAGAAGTATAAGAGTAAAAATGGATATGACTAGAGATCGTGAAGCTCTAAGAGGAAAGAATCAATGGAAAGAATTTGGTTATGAAAATTTCTTTGAAGAAAATAAATCGCCATATACATTCATGCTGGCGATCCCATATGTAATTCATGTTTTAGAATTTGCTGGAACTGCTTTTTCTAGTGGGTTACTGTATTTTAGACCAAAACCATTGTTAGGAATGTCTGATATTCTTTATAGACCTCCTTTACTCAATATAAGTAATGGTATGTCAGTATGTTATGGAAATTCAGTTTACGAAGGACCTAAAACAAGTATATCATCAGAGATAGATCATGTTTTAAGAGTATTTTGGTCTTCTGTTTTTAATCCAGACTATATAGATAACTATTATAGATATTCTGAAGTTGCTGGTCTTTGCGATTACTTCACTTGGCAATATTATTCACAAACTAATCCAATGTTTATTTATACTGCTGATTGGATTGCATCGAAGAAAACAATAAACAGAGTTATTGAATATGCGGACGAAAAAAATTCACATGTGAGTCAAGAATTAGGATATAAGAATTTATCGAAACTATTCAATAAACCACAAGTAAGTTCAAAAACACTACCCATTGGAAAACTAAAAATATTGAGGAATCTAGTTTATGATGTTTGTAATGGATGGGCTCCTGAACTTGACTTGCCAGTCTACATTGGAGATCCTATAAAATATACCAAGGATCGGATTGCATTTGTAGATTGCTTTATTGGAATTGCTGGTCGTAATGACCCTACACATGTTCGTATTAAAGCTGATGATAAACTTATAACATTTAAAATTACACAAAAGGTGAAAGAATTTTTAGCTAAAAAAATTAAAGAAGTTCGCCATGAATCGTTTATAGAACTTCCGGACAAAACCTTGCTTAAAAGTGGCGATATCATAACCATGAAAAATAATTTTGGAGTTGATATCTATAAAAAATTACATTACATCAGAAAAGCAGTTGATGATAAGATTGAAATTAGAATAGGTTCAGAGTATTGGTTTTTTGATGCCGTAGATTGGTCAAAGATTTCAAAAATTGATGTATCAAAACCTATAGTTGATGGAATTGAAATTGTTAAAGATGTATATTATAAATACTTTATTTCAGCTTATTATCCACCCGCACCAATATCAAATGCCTTTAGGGACGTAAAATATTATGAATTATCAACTGGAAATAGCAATAATCTCGTTGTTAAATTACGTACAAACGACGGTGAGTCTTATGACTTTTCTTTAAATAAGCGTGTAGATAGAACCAAAAAATTATACGATATTTCTAAAATGGAAGATGTTCCAGAGGTATTTTTCATAGGCAGAAGTATAATATCTTATACCGATGAACGAAGAAATCCAATAAGCATCAAAAGAGATAAAGAATTTGGGTTGATTGCATCTTCTAGAGATATTAGAATTTCAAAAACATCATTCCATGATATATGTAAACATTTTCTTAATAAAGAAAAAACCAGTTTTCACGCTGAAAGTAATAATCTTATTATTGACTTCTCAATTGATGATAAAGTTATCGTTTCAAATTGGGAAGACCCTCTCAGTATGCTTTCCATAAAAACAATCAAAGGGTTTATCTTAAATAATGATGCCAGAACAATCAATTTCTTACTTGAAGATAAACATGGAAACGCTTCATCTGTTTTATATGTACATGGAGACGATTGTATTATAAATGTAGGAAAGATTCGTAAAGTTACAAATGTATTAAATGATGTTATGATAGGTACAAAAATAATTGCTAAAGAATCTGGAATATCATGCTTCCCGAAAAAAGATGTTAATATTATAGTTGCCTTTATTATCGATACAGAAGGTGAACCATTAGTGTTATGTTCAAATGGTTGCACTCTGTGGTTTAGCGATTTAATGGAAAAGTTTCAATTAATTAAAATAAAATCACCAAAATGGAAAAAGTTGACTCATGCATCTCTAGATCCTTCAAAGATCAAACTTCAAACCGGTGATGTTGTAAATTCAGTAGGAAGATATTCTAGCAATCGTGGTTTCTTAGTAACCAAAAATAGTGGTAGTGGTGGTTTAAAATTTGCTAGACTTGATTACTATCATGATTATGATGAATATGTTGAAGCAGGTCCAATGTTTATAAATAAGTTAATTCTTGATTGTATTCCAAATCCAAGAATGACAACACCAAAACAAAAACTAAAAGGATTCGTTTCGGGATTTCCAACTTTTCATGGAGGTGTTTCCTTTACCGAATCAAATTATTCCCACTATAAATTTATAGATGAAACCCGGAGGTTTTAAATGTTTTCTGTATTTGTGAATGACGGAACTAAAGAAATGCCAGACGACGATATTCTTTATATCGTTTGTAAAGAAGGAACTTATCTGAAAAAGAAACTTGGTATTATGGAAAGTATCACCCCAGTCAAAAATATTTCGATTCTTAAAACAGTTGAAATGATGGCAACGATGCATATCAAACCCATACCAGGAACTCTATTCGCCCCAGTTATGGACTTCTTCTCCAAAGTATATGAGGAGCATAGGGGCGAGGCCATTGTTCTTCTCTTTTATAATGAAGAAAAGAGAGTCTATAAAATTGTTCCTCCCTCTCAAGAAGTAAGTGCGTCAGGGGTAGACTACATTAGAGCAATGACAATTGATGGTTATATAATGGTTGGTGATATTCACAGTCATGCAAACTTCTCCGCTTTTCATTCGGGCACAGATGATGCAGATGAAAAATCATTTGATGGTTTGCATATAACAATCGGAAATAATGGAGACGATGAAGTAAGTATCTCCGCTTCAATTGTATCAAATGGTCAAAGATTTATATGTAGCCCAGAAGATTATATCAATGGAGTTTTACGAACAGTTGATATAGATGAAGTAGTTGAAAAATCCTATGCTCAAACTTATATATGGAATACAGACCTTAGAAAGTTAGTCCTTAAACCATCAACAAAAACCTATAAGGTTAAAAGGTTTGACAGAAGATATATATCAACTGTTTCTAAAAGATATCAAAAATGTCCAGATGAATGGTTGACACTCGTAACAAAGAAAAAATGGGCAGCATATACAACAGGAAGTTTTGGGTATGGAAGTGTTTATAATAATTGGAATACTAGTAGATTTGATCCAGATGCATGGAAAAATCATAAAAATCAACAAGGTAAGATCCAACCCCCAGCGCTTCTTCCCGCAACAACCAAACCAATTACATTCCCACCACATGCTCAAACAACTGGACCTATGGAAGAAATTATAGAAAAAGATTTCAATCCATGCGAAAAGTGTCCATTCGTTCAACATAAAGTTGATTGGCTTATGGAACAGATAGCTGCAGATGATGGATTAGATGAAATGAGCAAATATTTGGATAATGATGGAAATCCAATTGATTGGTATCAATGCGATAAGTGTTCACAAGTATTTTCCACGAGTGATGAATTTGCAGTATGTCCTAGCTGTAATGTGGATGATCATTTAATATTATTAGACGGACAAGATCTAGATTTTAAAAATATGGAAGCCATCAATACAGGTATAGATATAGAAGGTATAGAGTGGTATCGATGTGAAGAATGTTCCGAAATATTCGATACAACTTCTTTGAGTCCTAAATGTCCAGTATGTAAAAAGGATGATTCTTTAGTATTGCTCCATCTTAATGGAAACTCAGCTCCGTATATACCTGAAGAAGTCAAAGAGTCCATATCCACCTACCAATACAAGTGTAAAGAATGTGCGACACAAACAAGCATATTAAATCACGGGCAATGTCCATTTTGTGGTGGGGATGTTATGGATTCAATTGATGTTGAAGCTTTAAAAGCAGCAGCAGCAGAAGATGAAACGATGGAAAGTATTCCACTTCCTGTACCCGGTGATAATAAAATTCCTTTGGGAAACAGGAAAAAACAAAAGCGGAAGCCTGGTCTTTTGGCCCGCATACTCATGAAGGGTAAGTCATGAATATTAAAATTATAGGATTAGGCGGAGTAGGATCAATCCTAATTGAAAGACTATGTAGATTTTTAAACTATGGAGCAGAATTGTCTGCAGATATTACATTAGTTGATGGAGATTCTTATGAAGAGAAAAATTATGAACGTCAGGAGTTTTCAAGTTTTGGAAACAAAGCAGAGGTGAAAGCAACTGATTTACAAATTCAATATCCAAGACTCTCTATCGATGTATATCCTGCCTTCGTCAATGAAACGACACTATCAGATGTCATAAAAGAAGGCGATGTTGTATTTCTTTGTGTAGATAATCATAAAACCAGAATGATCGTAAACAATTACTGTAAACAATTTAAAAATATTACCTTGATTTCTGGAGGGAATGAATTAACGGATGGAAACGTACAAACATATATTCGGAGAGAAAGTAAAGATTTAACTCCGGATCTGTGTTCATATCATCCTGAAATTGCAAATCCTGACGATAAGTTACCTGATGAAATGTCCTGTGAGGAATTATCTCATTCTGAACCCCAATTGTATTTTACAAATCTCGGGGTTGCCACGATAATGTGTTGGAGTTTCTATAATGCGATTGTCAAATCTAATTTGGAAGCTTCCGAGGTGTACTTTGATATGACAAGCATGAATACTCGGGCACAAAATCGTTTAGTGAAGTGAATTTCGAAATTCAATTTGAAAGGAATAGAAACAAATGGCACGTTACAAGAGAGAAACATTAGAGGCAAAATCGGTAAAAGAACTTCGTCAACTGGTCGTCAAACTGGGTATCACCGGAAAGACCAAACTCCCTAAAGCCAGTATCATCGATGCGATCATGGGAACCGGCGGTGGAGGTGGAGGAGCATCTGTTACATCGGAAGCTCCCAAACCTATCCAAGGAATTGAGGGTAGCTTTCAAAGCTCAATGACCAAACCCGAAGCAGGTTTCGGGTTCAAAACCTCAACCACAGTGCAGGTTTCCTGTGGTGCTTCATCCGGCCGTTTTCCAGTCGTTGGTCGCACACTCGCCGAAGTTGGGGAATTCCTGCGGGAAGTCCTGAACGTCAGCAAACTCTCAACCGGTCTGGTTAACGGAAAAGAGCAAGATGGATCCTATGTCCTGGCAGACAAGGATGTTGTTGAATTCCTGAAACCAGCAGGAAAAAAGGGATAATCCCTTAAATTAGGAATTTGGGGGATCCATTTTGGGTCCCCCAATACCAAAGAGAGGGGGAAATAATATTGACACTTAGAAAGATTGTAGTAATCGGTGTAGGATCTTTTGGTGGTTTTTTATGTAAACATCTTTCTGAGCTCGAATCTGTTAAACAACTTTATATTATAGATGATGATATTATTGAAGGAAAAAATATAAGAAATTCAGTCTATACATTTTCACAAGTTGGAGAATATAAAGTTGATGCTTTAACCGAGATTGTTCAAGATGATATCTCAGTATTAGGTTTTAGATCTAAATATGAAGAAGGAAAAACAAAACTCCCAAAAGCTGATTTAGTTATTGATTGTAGAGACGTAGTGTGCGACAGAGCAACAGATATAGATATAAGGTTTTATATATCTGGAAGAGTATTAATAATTGACTCTAGAAAAAATATAAAATGCCATCGTGAATATAAAGGGAAGTATAGTATAAATTTAACCAAAAGTGAAATAAGGAAGGCAGCATTTTTCGCTGCGCAGATAATTAATAGTAATCAACTGACTGATCTGAGAAAAAATAAACCAATACAAACAGTTGATCTTGATCTCATACCAGTATTTTTAAACAAATCAATAAAAGAAACTCTTGAAAATAAATCTGATTTGTTGTATGAAGTATTTGATCACACTGATCGTATTCATGGATTAGAAGAACAGATTCAACCAATTATGCAAATAAACAAAACTGAAGACATCAAAGTCTTTATAGCTGAAAAGGAAGTACAAATCTTATCTAATCATTGTATCATTCCTAAAGGTTCATTACATACATCTACTGATCTAGTCGAATCTTTAACAAACTTAGTAAAACAACGAGGCGATTTTATGAATTTTATAGTAGTCATGAAGGAGAATCCTGATGGATCTAGACACATTGAACTTCTTGAAGAAACCGGAGGAAGTTAAGGTAATTAAAAGCAATGTATATCCGTTCAGAAAAATTCACATATATATAGGCAAAATAATACCAACAAGAGCAATACAAAATAGATGTGTTTTTGAGTTAACACACGTTCATGAAAGTATGATTCTAGAAGGATTTGTTATAACCACATACTTGAAAGACGATCAAATAATATCAATTAATCTTTTTGGAGAACATCCAAACTGCAATGTAGATACAAATACATATTGCTGGCCAGACCATAAAAAAGGATTGGTGTTAGACCAGGATACTTTATCAATGATGATAACAAACTTCAAAACTTATTATTTAGATGATTGTTACTTTACTCCAGGTCCTGCTTTGATTCATTATAAAAAATTAAACTCAATGAGCATACACCTCAATAAAGGAGAAGTCTGATGCCACCACAAAAACCAGAAGGAGCATCTCTGTTAGAAGATTATATAAATCATTTGATAGATCAAAAATTACAAGAACATGGTTCTTCTATTAACAAAGAGGATGCAGAAGAAATTGTAAAGTTTTTAATGCCCGAATTTGAAAAACTGATTTCAAAAATTGTTCTCAAACATCTACGAGCAATTGCAACATACACACTAAAAGAACTAAAAGAGGAATAAACCATGCCAAAAATATTGGACTATGAAAAATTTTGTGAAGACCTAGAGGAAGTGACCTCTCTAAAAACTATTGGTAAAAGAAAATTTCATCCAGAAGGTTTATTCTCTGAACAAATCTTCGGTCCAGTAAAGAACTACACTTGTCAATGTGGCACATACTATGGAGTTTCAAGATCTGGAGGACAATGCGATATATGTGAAGTTGATATTACAAATAGCGATGTAAGAAGAACTAAATTTGCTAAAATAACTTTACCAATGAAAGTTGTCAATCCTCTGTTTTATGATTTATTAGTAGATCTTGGAGGGAAGAGCTTCAAATCTGCCTTAGATGACTTAATGAAACAAGAGAAAAGTGTTCTTTATATGGATGAGGGTGAACATGTTGTTATAGTTAATCCTGAGATATTATCGCCAGAAATTGAAACTTGGGAAAAAACAGATGCAATTGAGAAGTTAGTAACAGATGTTGCAACTACTATGGCAGAAGATGGTATTGCGGAATGGAAACTAATAAAGGATAATATCAATAATTTATTCCTTAGTAAGATAATTGTCCTACCACCAGACCTCAGACCAACATCAAAGAGTACAGGCAACAGACAACTCATGGATAAAATCAATAGGTATTATGTCCAAATTTTAACTAAGAAAGAAATTATGAGAGAGACAACTATTGATATTAGATCAGATAAAAATATGTATTACACATACTTCAAACAACTTCAAGGAGTTGTCGATGAATTATACGATCAGATATTAGCAAAGATGGCAAAGAAAGAAGGTTTAATAAGAGGAAATATTTTAGGGAAAAGAATTGATTTCTCTGGAAGAGCAGTAATATCTCCAGATCCAACTTTAAATCTTAACGAATGTGTGTTGCCATATTTAATGATTCTTGAAATGTTCAAATTGCCTATTGCAAGGAGAATAATTCAGCTTGGTAAATTCAAACTATTGAATAAAGCAATTGATTTTGTAGACAGATGCATAGCTACTAATTCTCCAGTTTTATTTAAGGTTTGTGAGGAGATTGTCAAAGATGAGGTATGTATATTAAATCGTCAACCATCTCTTCATAGACTTGGTATGCTTGGATTTAATATCAAAATTTCTTTAGATCAAGTTATTAAGATTCATCCTTTGGTTTGTCATCCATTTAATGCAGACTTTGATGGAGATCAAATGGCAGTTTATATTCCTGTTACTGAGGAAGCAAAACAAGAAGTCATTGATAAAATGTTTGTAACTAAAAATTTAAATAGTCCGGCAAATGAAACCTTGACAACAATTCCAAATCAAGATATAGTATTGGGAATATATTTCTTAACATCTGATAAATTTTCTAATGTGGATGGACATAAATTATTCAATGATTGTTTGCCCGATGATTATGTTAATATAACAGGTGTTGTTGATCAGAAAAAATTACTTGAGATCTTAAATCATATTAAAGATACATATTCATATGAACAGACTCAAAAAGTTTTAGATGATGTAAAGAGAATTGGATTTAAATATTCAACTCTTTATGGATGCACCTTATCATTAGAAGACTTCAACGATCAGCCATTCAGAGAATCTAGAGATGCTATATATGCAAAACCAACAGTCAGAGAACAATTGGTTGGAGTTTCTAGTGATGAAATTACTAATGAGTTAAGAGAAAAATTTGCTTACTCATATATGATCGACTCTGGAGCAAGAGGAAGCTGGGATCAAGTCAAACAGTTAATTCTTACAAGAGGATTTGTAGCTAATTTCGATGGAGAAATATTACCATTACCAATCAAACACAATCTAGTAGAAGGTCTCAGTCAAGAGGAATTTTTCTATTCAACATTTGGTTGTAGAAAGGGACTTCTTGATATTGCACTGAACACTGGAACCTCGGGATATTTGTCAAGGAAATTAATCTTTACTTGTGCAAACCTTCAAATAGACTTGGAACTTGTAGATTGTGGAACCACTGATACACTTACAGTCAATGTTAAAGATAAAAGAAAAGCAGCAATGCTTGTAAATAGATACTGTCTTTCGGAAGATGGCAAATCACTTTACAAAATCACAAAAGAAAATTGTAAAGATATTATTGGAAAACAAATTGAAATCAGAAGTCCAATATTATGTAAATCGCCAAAGATTTGTCAAACTTGTTATGGGGATCTTCATAAGTCTATTAACAGTAGATTCGTTGGAATTATAGCTGCACAAACCCTTGGAGAAAGAGCAACCCAATTAGTTCTAAGAACTTTCCATACATCAGGTTCAGCAATTATCAAAGGAGCTGAAGATAATGTTCAAGATTCAATGAAGCAAAAAGACATTATTGGTGATCTGGCAACAGTTGCTTCACTTTTACATAAGTTCAAAAATAAAGATTATATAGATATAGTTGATCAATTATTTCAAGCTTATGATGCAGATATTTATCACGTTCATTATGAATGTGTAGTTGCTCAGTTAATGTGGAAAGATTTTAAGAAATGGAGACTATTAAAAAATAGAGAAAAAGTTAAACCAAATTATTATAGTGTACAATCAGTTCCAAATCAAGAGTCATGGATTTTGGCTATGGCATTTTCAAATCCAAAGAGATCAATCCTTCATGGCATCTTATATGAAGGAAGGTATTCTGGAGTTATGGATAAGATCTTAAAAGGCGAAAGAATAACATGAGAAAATAATGAGAGATCCAAAAAGAATACCCGAAATACTCGATGAACTAAAGGGGATCTGGGGAGCATTTCCAGATCTCCGTTTAGGGCAACTGATAATAAATGTAATAGACTCACAAATGTCAGGAAATTCAATTGAAGTAGACCAATCATTCTATTACATAGAAGATGAAAAATTAATACAACATTTCAGAAACTATCTTTCGGAGGTCAAATATATTGAACCTAATAAATCCAATGTTCAAAATAAAAAATGAAGATAGAAATATTTTCACTTTTAGACAACAAGACTATGACAAGATTTTACCAGTAGTCTCCGCAATAGTTAACCCAGTCAAAGAACTGGACTTTCAAATACTTGAGCTAGACATAAAGGAGTCACGATTCACATCTGGTGAATTATCAAAAACCATTAAACAAACCCTCGTTATAAAACTACAAAAAGGAAACTCTATAATTGATTTGAGTATCTTTATACCTAAAATTATTGATGATAACTATATCATAATTAACGGTAGAAAAAAGATTCCTCTTTTTCAATTATTTGATATCCCAATTGTAACAAGGGGTCAAAGTATTAAACTAAGAACTAATGTAGCAACCTTGATGATCTTTAAGGATAAAGAACCTCCTTATGTTAAGGTAAGTTTCTTAGGTAAAAAACTTCATTTAGCATTGATGATGTTTGGTTTTTATGGACCAGAGGAAATCATCAAAAGATTTGATTTGAATAATCTTAAAGTTAATGAAGGAAGCGATGTTCTATATGAAAATCTGCTTCAAGATTTATTATTCTTTCATGAAGAATCAAAAGGATATACACAAGATGAATTTATCCATGAAATTGGAAGAATATATTCAAGATATAATGCAAAATCAAAAGGCGAAGATGTTATGTATGCTCTTGATCTTATCCCCAAAGTCGATGTAATGACTTCCCAGTTTCTTCAAACCGGTTCTATTATTGAAGAACTGATCAAGGCAATACAAACTGAATACATCGATGATACTCTTTTCACAAATAAGAGAATACGATGTTTTGAATATATGATCTATTCAAAAGTTTCAAAAATTATCTTCGACTTATGTTACTCAAATAGAACTGCAAGAGCGCCAAAGTTCAATATCAATTCAACTCAAGTATTAACTGAGTGTAATGTATCTGATATTGTTCAGTTCGATTTTTCAATTAATCCAATTGAAGAACTTACAAAGCTATCAAGGATAAGTCTTCTAGGACCAGGCGGTTTTAAAAGAGAAAATATTCCAAAACACTTGAGAGATATATGTCCTTCAATGTTTGGAAGAATTTGTCCAGTCGATACTCCAGATAGAGATAACTGTGGTGTGCTTCAAAATATAACTCCAAATGTAAAGGTCGATGAAAAACTTAAATTTATTGCAGAGATTCCTGATAATCAACCAATATCAATACCAGTATCAATGGTTCCATTCTTAGAACATGATGATCAAACAAGATTACAAATGGCATCCTCACAGATGAGACAATCAATCATGTTAAAACAATTTGATGAACCAATGATTAAATCTGGGTGTGAAGGGTTGTACACAGAATTTACTCAATTCATAAAGAAAGCAAAAAGAAACGGAGAAGTTGTTCATATCGATCAAAAATATATCATAGTTATATATGATAATAGTGAAGTTGATATATTCGATATATCGTTTCGAAAAATCTATGTTGAACACATGGACTTTATGAATATTTATGTTAAACCGGGCGATAAATTTAAATCTGGAGATATATTAGCAGAAAGTAATTACTGTAAGAATGGAGAAATAACATTTGGTAAAAATTTATTGACTGGTGTTATGATCTATTATGGAAACAATTACGAGGATGGTATAGTTATATCAGATAGATTAGTAAAAGAAGATGTATTTACATCTGTTCATTATAAGGAACTATCATTTACAATACCACCCCATAAAGTTCTGTTGACTCTAGATGAAAACAAATACAAACCTCTTCCAGATGAATTTGAAACTATTCAACCTGAAGATCCGTATGCTATCATGAAAAGTTTATCATCTGATGATCTATATTCGGTGTTTGGAGAAAATTTAGTTCTCGAAGCAGAAAAGAGATATTTAATTCCTGAAGTAAAAATATATGCAAATTCATGGAATGAAGATATTCCCGAGTATACAAGATGGGTTACTAAAACAATTCAAGAGCAAGAGGAAAAAGAAAATTACTTACAAAGAATCTTAAAAGAAAAATTACCAAAGGAAGATGCTAAAAGATTCATACGAGAAAAAGGATTAGACATATTCTCTTTTACAGGAAAGTATAAAAATAAAAGAGAAAAGATAAATGGTATTTATGTTGAAATGACTGGCATTCATTTTAGAAGAATTCAAGTTGGAGATAAAATTGCAAACCGTCATGGAAACAAAGGTATAATTTCAAGGATTATACCTCATGAAAAAATGCCACAAATTGAAGATGGAAGACATTTAGATATATGTATAAATCCACTGGGTATCATTTCAAGAATGAATCTTGGTCAACTATATGAACTTCGATTGTCAATGATTTTGGAAGATTTGAAAAATATTTTATTCCTTATATTATCTGAAGGAAAAGATCAAAGAGATATTAAAAGATTCTTGTTAGAATTCATTAAAATTATTGATAAGACAGAAGATAATTGGTATTACAATCAGTTCAAAGAACAGATTCCCAAAGTCATTGATGAAGAATTTATAAACAACTTAACCATAATTCAACCGCCGTTTGAATCATGTAAAATAGAAGACATTCAAGAGGCGATTAAATATACAGCAACTAAATTTAAACAAGAAGTTTATGATCCATTATCTAAAACAAAATTTCTAAATAAAATTGCTGTAGGGTATATTTATTTCTTCCGTATGGTTCATATTGCAGCAGAAAAGTTAGCAGCAAGAGGTATTGGTAGCTATGCAAAACGAACACTTCAACCTCTTGGTGGAAGAAAAAATAAGGGCGGTCAAAGATGCGGAGAGATGGAAACTGCATGTATTATTGCTCACGACGCTCCTTGTAATCTATTTGAATTTCTTACTACAAAGTCAGATTGTATTGACTTGAAAAATAAATATATACGAAATTTCATAGATGCAGATTTAGTTGATGAATCGAAGGAGTTAGATACAAGGCCAGAATCAGTTAAGCTCTTAAATGCATACCTCACAGTGTTAGGAGTTGACCACAAATGAGCAATTATAATATTCGAAGTTTGTGGGATGATGAATGGATAAAACAAGCTATGGGAAAAATTGCTCAGGAGGAAAGACCAATGGAAATAGTAAAGGAATCATTTATGGGAACTTCATCTTCAACAACACATGATTATCGTATTGATTATTTATGGGGGAAGGAACCAAAAAAATATCCTAAATTAAAAGTAGAAAAAGTTATACAAGATCCTGAGCCATCCAAACAAGAACCCCAATTCTTTGATCCAAAGGACCTTGATATAGATGAGTCTTGATCAAACGTACTGTCCTAAGTGTGGATCAGAAATAAAATTTTCATATGTAATTCGAGAACAATCATTTGTAATTGTAGATGGAGCAATCGCACGAGATGATGCTTGGAAGGGTCCTGATAATGACAATCCTTATTTTGATTTCTATTGTTCAAATGATAAAACGCATGATCTTGGAGATAGTGAAATACTCGATAAATGGTGTGAGGATATAGAAGATGACTTCAAAGAAAAAGACTTATCTGCCTGATATACAATGTAGCGAACCAGGAATTCAAACAGCAATCAAAAGAGTAGGTGTCGAAAACGTAGAGGTTCCTTTTAAGTTAGAATCTAGAGATGGAAGTTTCCATGAAATGGTTGCTAATGTTGCCATGGGAACCAATCTAGATGAAAACAATAAAGGGATCTCTATGTCCCGACTTATACGAACATTAAAACCATATTTAGATCTACCCTTAAAAAGTAAATTAATTGAAGAAATAATCAAAAGAATGCTCGAAACCGTTGGCGGTACAGAAGCATTTATGAAATTTGAATTTAGGTTACCAAGGGTAAGAGAATCATTAGTATCAAAAAATAGTTTTCCCATATTTTATAAATGTAAATTTCAGGGAGAAATAAATTACCGAGAAAACTTTGATGAACTTTCAGATGGTACGAAATATTACTATTTTAGATTCTTTCAAGGAGTAACAATCCAATATGCTTCATATTGTCCCTGTTCAGCAGAGTTATGTAATGCTTTAGAGCAACCTGGATTCCCTCATAATCAAAGATCATTTGCACATATATTAGTAGAGACCGATGGAACTCAATATGTGTGGCTAGAAGATTTGATTCAAGCTGTTGAGATTGTAATCCCAACACTTCCATACCCTATTATTAAAAGGGAGGATGAACAAGAGATTGGTCGAATAGCAGCACAGAATCCAATGTTTGTTGAAGATGCAATTCGAGCAATATCTCAATCGATTGATACAATAGATGGCATAAAAGATTGGATAATAAAATGTACTCATGAAGAATCAATCCATACTTCTGAAGCAATTGCAATCAATTGGAAAGGAATTCCTTATGGTTTCGATGGTAGACGTTTTATCTAAGCAACCTTGGGGACAAACTTATTCTCAGTGGCATACTGGATTTACATATGGATGGAAAAAACAAACTCGTACCAGGAATTATGATTTCAGAGCAGAATTTACTTTAATTCCCGATAAAAAAGGTAATTGCTGGTTAAGAGGCGATATGATTATATTCGGATCAGGTTTTTTTGATTGGCAATTTCAGCGTAAATGGCCATGGAAAAAATGGTTTATGCAAAAACCAGAATATTTGAAATCTCTTGAAGCTTCTGAACATTGTTACCATAATAAAATCATTCCTCGTTATGCTCGTTTAGAATATGGTCTAGTTCTTTCAAGATATAAGTGGAGTAAATATAAACCATCAAACTTGTACCGTGATTATGGAAGTATAATTATAATGTTAACCGGTTCAAAAGCTGGTCACATAAGAAGATACTATTTAAAAACTCCTTATGAATTAGTATCAAGATATCCATATGATCACATAACTCCACTTTATAAAACGAGAGAAGGACTTACAGAAATCCCCGAACTTAGAAGAATACAAGAAGCAATGAACTATGCAAAAAGTAAAGAGCAATACATAATAAATATGGTTGCATCTTTTCACGATGAAAATTATCCAATGAATATGGAGAATGCCCATGACATTAGAACACATTTTCGCATTATACGAAAAAGAACGTGAGTACGAAACATGTGTATTTGGAGATTATAGTAAAGTTAAATCTTTAAATGTCGCAAGTTTTATTATATTTTTAGATATTTATTTGAAAAAGGTTAAAGCTGCTTATGCAAGCAAATGGGAAACTGAGTTACCTCCATGGCTCTTAACATGTAGAGAATTTGAGCAAGATGGAACAGCGCCAGTTAAGGCGTATGAAGAAATAATCAAAATCATGGCTCTTGCTGGAGCTACATTAGAAGCGTTCACTCAAATTGATAACACAAAGTGGCGTGACGATCTTGAAGAAGACATAAAAAAATGGAAATAGAAGGAGTAACTCAACATGAATGAAAACTTATCTGACATGGTCAAAACTGAAAGTAATGAACCTATCGTATTTTCTGAATCCGATTTAGATCTCCCTGAAGGCATAACTTCTGAAGTTGAAGATACTAGAGAGGCTGAAGAAGAGCCCGAAACAACTGTTGAAGCTATTGAGATTTCAACTCTAGGTACATGGTTTGAGGCCAATTCTGCAAACTTCGATAACATCAATCAAGTTAAAGTTTCAATCAGAGGCATAGACCCAGTTTCAAATCTCATAATGGCAATCAAAGATGGAACCGAAGAACAAGACGGTTCTGGTGAGGATAGACGAAACTTGAGAGTATTTGATAACGCAGATACGCAACCTGTGCTTCAACTCAACGGTGTCGATATGCAGATATACAACAATGGATTTAGAATAATCTGTGAGTATGTTGATAATATCTTTATCAAATGCTATAGTATTCGAACCGGTCTGATTGTTGTCTTCTGTAATAACATCGATGGAGTTCTGGTTCCTTATAATATAAGTAAGGTTAAAAGATCAGACGATACAGTTGAAGTTATTAGAAAAAATGCCGCAGAAGTTGAAGTCAGCTTAGCAGCAGCACTAAATAAAGAAGAATTTCAATTAAGATATAAGCAATCATCGAAATCTGTTGATGATATGACAACAAATCTAGATTCAGTTAAATGGTTACTGTCAAGACAAGATGCAATCTTTGATATTAATCATCACCTACAGATCGATAATGTAATTATTGAAACCCTAGAATAAGGAGTTTGGGCGGGGATGAGATAAATCATCTCTGGTGGAGCCAGCAAAATCCCAATGCTTTGCCCCTGCTGGTGTTAAATATAAAATCCCCGCCCATCTTTTTAAAATGCAACTAAATGAAAAACTAAATCTGGTATTAAGAGATGTATATTTATATGATATAGAGGCATGTCATTATACGATTTTAAACAACCTAGGATATGATATGTCCAAAATAAATTACGAAGATAAGTTTGAAAGAAACAAACAGATTGGCAAGATGATGAGAAAAAATCCTAGGTTAACATCTCTATTAAGAAATAAAACCAAATCAATAATTGATGAATATATTTTAAAGAATAACGTCACAGAAGATAATATAGTCATACGGCAATACGATGGACTTATATTAACAAGAGGACTCCGAGAAAGAAATGTAAATGAAATTCCTCTAGACATCAGAAGACACTTTGAAATATTTATTATGTCAATTGATAGATCAAAATATATCGCTCGGGATAGTAAAGGTGAAACAAGCATAAAAGGAATTTCATTTAGATACCCTCAAATTGATATGATATATGAAAGAATATGCAGAATAAATTTTAGTAATAAGTCTGCAATATTTAAAATGCTCCATAAAATTAAATCTGAATTTTTATATTCAAATGACCCCAAGTTATTCGGTGTTCCATTAAAAAATGGAAAGTTCAATATAAATTTAAAAGCATATGGCGAAATGGAGATTTCTAAACAAACTCTAAAGATAATGGATACGGATGATATTGATAAACAAAAATACTTCGATTTCTATATAACTCCTTTTACTAAAAGTATAGTACTTGAGTTTGTACGATGAGAAAGGACCAAAAAATGGAAAAACAAATTTGCAAAAAATGCAATCAACCAAAAGAGATGTATTATAAACTTTTTTGTCCTCGTTGTGATAAACCACAATTAGAGACAAAAAGTTTTTATAATTTACTTAGATGTATGTATTATATTGAAGCAAATGGAAACCCAGGATATAAAGACAGATTGTGGGATCAAATATCAGACGACATTCAAGGTAATGACTCATATTATGAAATGTTTAAAGACTGGCATCCACCCAATAAAGATGTTGAACTTCTGTTTGATATATTTGATATTAAAAAAGAAACAATGTTATTTTATGTGAGTTGGTGATGCAATGTCCATGTAAAAAATGTTTAACATTAGCAATATGCAAAAGTTTAGATTTACATCATCTAATAAAAAAATGTTCTAGTATAGAAAGATATTTAAAAGTTAAAAAAGTAATTGAGAAATCTGTTAACCCAACCACACATATATATAGACTGCATTCAAATTTAAAACCTTTTATCCATAGAATAAGATTAAACAGACTAAAACATTTTGTGCATCATACTTATAAAATGAATTAATCGGAGGTGAAATGGGAAACACAATTTTGAACATAGCAGGAGGCAAGATTCCTCCACTAAACCTTGAAACCTACGAACCATATTTCTTGGTTAATATTGATACAATGTATTATGCGAACAAAAATGCAGAGTTCGTTGAAAGCGAATATAAACACTGGAGACGTTTAGGTTCCCAAACTCATAATATAAAAGAAGATATAGTTGAATTTATGGAACGAACTGTATTATCATTCGATAGAATATGTATATATAGATACCTTGAGCATGTTGCTATGGTTGATGTTCCTTATTTTATATACCTTCTTTCTACTGTTGCTAGACCAGGATCTATAATTGAAGTAATAGTTCCTAACTATGAAATATTAGCAAGAATGATTTTAGATGAATTTCCGTTGGATGGAAATTTTGATTGGAAAAACATTCTCTTAACAACTGAATTATTAAATGAACCATCTTGTCCGCACGCTTCAATATGGACAAAAGCAAGAGCTGAATATTTGTTTACTCTTGAAAAAAGATTTGAAGTTATAGAAATTGATGAGAATTTTAAATTTGATGGTCGAGATATATATCTAAAGTTTCTTGCGAAAAGAATATGATTAACAAAATAAATGCCAAAATATCTTTAGATGGAGGCGGGGGGGTGAGTTCAAAGCCAACTTTACAAAAACCAGGAATGATCGACACAATAGCACGAGCAAATATAGTCATAGGTAGCTATAATGATGGAGTCGTTAGAATATTAAAAGACAGATATAAAGAAAGCACAAGTCCACTATCAGGAAAAGCATCTATAGATGAAGTAATAGATAGAGCATCTTTTATAATTTCTCACGCTGTATTTGGTAAAAATGATTTAACTATATTTAAAGAGGGATTAAGTGGAGAAATTAAAAAGGCAATAGAACTTACTATCGAAAAATACCACAAAAAAAGGGGGTGATAAAGTGGAAATTTTTGCAACTAGAGCACAAGATATGGGTCTAAATATAGACAAAGCATATAAAGGGATGTATTCATATAGAGACAGATTTAGTGAAGTTGTTTATCGACAACTAATCACTGATACCTCACCAGGAAATCCTGTTGAAAAAGAAGATCCCACTGATAATTTAATACTTCCATATCTTGCAGTCTACGTCAAAGGGCTAGAAGAAGAAGAAACTTATGAATATACTGGACACGTTTCTAATCTTTATAAATTTGTCGGCAATCAAAACATAACTGAACCGATACTGCACTCCATTACCAGCACTGGTAATCCCGTAATGAAGGAAACAGTTTTATTCTCACAGAACAAAGCACAATTTAGAGATGAAATGATTATTAGTAGTGGCGTCAAATCAGCTATTGTCGGCGACATAATGCCCGTTATGATTATCAGTAACAGCTACAATGGAACCAAAGCAGCAACAGTATCATTCGGACTTGCGACCCTTCAAAATGTATCTTATGTTACATTTGCTTTTAATCTTGGACAAATTCGTATGGTTCACATTGAAAGCGCTGAAACGAGCATGACCTCAGCTGTATCTGAATATGTTGAAACATTTAGACAGAACATAACTTCTTTGATCTCTGAAAGTATGAGTGAACGACTGACTGAAGAACAAATGTTTGCTACTCTAGATCTTATTGAAGGTCTTGGTAAAAGACGCCGAGAAATAATCTCAGGAGATTTACCACAATCAGTAACAGCATGGGGAATGTTTATGGCAATTGTCCGTTACAGTAGCCTTGAAGAAAACCTCAATGTAAAGTCAATGTTAGAAAACATTGCTCAAAGCGTCCTGGTTATCCCTGCCAGGATGTACGATGTCTTAGAGAGACTTCAGTCTCAGTGAGAACATCATCTGCGATAAAGGGGGTTACCATCCGTAACCCTCTTTTTTTTGGAACAAAATATAAAAAAGGGGAATAGTATTGAATGACACAACGACTATTGAAATCTTGGACTCCTAATATATCATATGAGTTTGAGTTAAGAATTAACGATCAAGATTATTCTAATGATTTGGTTTCTCTTACAATTAGGTCAGCAGTAAATACCCCATATCAAAATATTAGTTTAGATCTTTTTCTTGATTCTTCAGATTTATTAACAGAAGAAATATATGGTCAAACTCCAATAAAATTAGTTGTGACTTTATTAGGTGAACTTGGATGGCCTCAACAAAGAGTTGAATTTGATCTGTTATTTTTAAATATAAATACCGATTACAGCACTCAACGAACTCATGAAGCTTTTGACCAAAAAGAAAGGGTAGCCGTAAGTTTCGAAACTATATCAAGACCCTCATATCAATCAATGACAACTTTAGTTAATGGACTTTATTTTGGAAAAACTCCTGAAGATATAGTTAATGATGTTCTTTCTAAAACAAATGCCGATGTAGAATATGATACAAATGGGAAAAGTGGACTTGTAATAGATCAATTCTTAATTCCCCCAAGTACAGTATATAGAACAGTTCATTATTTAGATAAAATTTATGGAATATTTAATGGAGTATTAGGATTTCATTGCTCATTTGATAATAGAATTAGAGTACAAAACTTAAGCAAACAAGTAATAGCATCTCAAGCTCTTACAATACATCAGTTAGCAACTAATTCAGATCAATCAAAAATACTTGAGGCAACAGATCCTTCACAATTTTATACAAAAGTACCAATAAAAGTATTTAATAGATCCAATTCTATTTTTTCAGTTTTGGCTCCAACTAATAGATATGTAGTTAAACCTAGAAATCAATTATTTAAAATTATTGATATAAATACTGAAGAACAAGCAAAAAGTTTCGGGTTAATTTCTAAAAATATTTCAGGAACTTCAGATATATTTTATGATAAAGAAGCAATTAAAACAAATAAAAGAATAACATATCATACAAATCAAACAGGATATGACATAGATAATACTTTTATAAATGCAAATTTAACAAGTTCACTTCAAGATATGAGTCAGTTGCAAATTGAGGTACAACACAATCTTCCGATACTAAACTTAATGGAAGTTGGACAAGGAGTTAATTTCTTAACTGAAATAACTACTTATAGTGCTCTTAGTGGTTTCTATATATTGAAAGCAAGTGAAATTGGTTGGATAAGATCAAAAGTTTGGGAGTCATGGGCGCACATGCATCTTATAAGAACCAACATATCTACAACTTAAAGAACAAACAAAAAAGGAGATCAGTATGGCAAAGAAATTACCAGAAAATTTAAAAGACATTGCAAATAAATATATAGAGGAATATCTTCAGTGCAAAACTTCATTTGATTATTTTTGTACACATTATGTTTATCTTGAATTGCCTGGAAAAGATGTTCTATTAAACCCTTATGGCAAACAAACTGAACTAATTGATCTTATTGAAAAACGTAAATTTGTTTTAGTTCTAAAGAGTAGACAGATTGGAATTTCAACAATTATTCAAGCATATGCTGCTTGGTTAGTAACATTCTTTGCAAATACTGTTGTTGGAATTATTTCAAAGGATGGAAAGGAAGCCACAACATTTGCTAGAACTATTCGTGGTATAATTGAAAAACTTCCTGATTGGATGAAACCGCCAAAAGGTTTATTAGGAAGAGGTTTTGCAAAAAGAGCAGAACAATCATTTATTTTAACTAATGGCGCAAAAGTATATGCCGAACCAGTTAATCCAAATAGACCTGAGAATACGCTTCGTGGTAAGGCAGTGACTTTATTAGTAATCGATGAAGCAGCATTTGTTAGTCGTATTGATACTGCATGGACTTCAATGGTTCCATCTTTATCAACAAATCAAATGCATGCCAGAAAAATGGGTGTTCCATTTGGTACTGTCGTATTATCAACTCCAAATAAAACAGTTGGTATTGGTCAATGGTACTTCAAAAGATATAATAATGCAATCTCTGATAATGATATTTTTAAACCATTTGTTATTCACTGGAGGATGATTCCTGAATTAGCAGACGATCCTCATTGGTATAGTACTCAATGCGCTCTATTCGATCATGATAAGAGAAAGATTGCTCAAGAGTTAGAGTTAAAATTCTTACCAACTGAAGGTTCATTCTTTGACGCGGCAACTGTTGAGGTAATGCAAGATTCAGTACAGAAACCAATTCAAACATCAAAAATATTCAATGGAACAATTTGGAAATTTGCAGAAAGAGAGTTAAATACTCATTACATAATTGGAGTCGATACTGCTCCAGAGCACGGAGAAGATAAATCAGCCATTACTGTTTGGAATTATAGAACATTAGAACAAGTTTGGGAATATCAAGGAAAATGTAAAGTATTAGATTTCGTTAAAGTAATTAAGGTTGCGGGAACAGAATACCCAGGAACTATTGTCGTTGAAACTACTGGAGGGTATGGTAACCAAGTTGTTGAGCATTTAAATATGAGTGAGTTATCTATAATGTTATACAAAGAAAAACGAGGGGCAAATACTTTAGTTCCAGGACTTTCAAATAATTCAAAAACCAGACCTTTAATGATTGACGCTCTTTATTCTTATATGACTGAGTTTCCTGAGAGTGTAAAATCTGAAAGACTAGCATTAGAATTAACTGGGCTTGTGTCAAAAGCAAATGGAAGAGTTGAAGCAGATATAGGATGTCATGACGATTTAGCATTAGCAACAGCATGTTGTATGTATGTTAGAAAATATGATCCTCCATTATTAATCGGTACAGAAGAGTTTAGTGTAGCTGGAGCTATGATGAAAGACATTATGGGTTATAATATAGATAGTAACGATCTTGAAATGACTGATAAAAGTATAATGAAACATGTAAAAGATAACTTAAAAGAAGAAAGTGGTTTTATTAATATAATGGATATGTATTCATTAGAGTAAGGAGTTATTTATGGATGAACAACAGTTAGATGAATTTTTTTCTGTTCCTGTTGGACTAAAAGAAGTTGATAATATATACGGATTTAAAGTGTATAGTTCTGATAGATTAGTTAAAGCATATCTAGAGGCGATTAATCGATCAGGAAGGGGAAATCAAGTATACCCTCCAATTGAAAAATTAGTAAAACAGAAAAAAATAATGCCTATTTATCACATAAAGGGTATTTTAAGATTCTTAGCACATAAGATGTTTGGTAGTCCAGAAGATAAAGCAATTCTTGGATTCTATCATATGGGCGTTAAAAGAGTCTATATAATGATTGATAATAATATATCAGTTTTTGGTCATGCAAAAAATGATGAGATTGCAAGCACAACGATACACGAATGTCAACATCTTTTTGCTGATATGAATAGATCAAAATTTATGTCAATATTTAATGAACAAATTTATAGATATTATACATCTGCATTCTCACGAATATTTCAATTAAATACTATACCAAAAAAAGAAATCTCTAATATTATAAATTTTATAGGAAAATTTGAAGGGGAGTCTCTTAATAAAGTAACACAGAAACTCGATTCATATATAAAAGCTATACAACCATTGCAGGAATACTCAACTCTAAATCAACAAGAATTTAATAAAAGAATGAATGATATAACATTAATAATAAGAATATTTACAGAAAGGTTTGATTTATTTTTAAAAATATATAGAAAGTATACACATATTTTTGGACCTCTTGATAGAGCTTATAGAGATGCCTTTGGAAAAAGAAATTTATATACTACTCCATATCAAGAATTGATTTCTCTTTCTGAAGTTATATGTGTTCTATCAGAAATAAAACCAGGAGACCCAAAAATAAAGCAAGGATTTAAGACGTTTTCGTAAGGAGATAGACAACCATGCCAACAAAGCCAACACCTGGAAGTATCACCCAAACGGCTGACTCACAAAAAGATAGAATTAACAATATTAGTAATGTATCCAGTGCGATTAATGCAATGCAAAAAGATGTAGACCAAAAGATTTCCGAGACTAATAAACGGGTAGAACGAAAAGACGAAGTACAAGCGGTCCAAGGTTTAATGAGTCAGAGTATTTCAAAGTTAAATCAAACTCTTGGTGCATTAACTACAGGTATTGCAAAAATTACTACTGATACTGCCAGAGCAACAGCTGGTGCTATCAATCAATATGGTAAAGCAATAAGTGAAGATATTAGTTTTAATAAGAAAAGTGTTGTTGCTATGGCACTCGCTAAAACATCTCCAATATACGGTTACTTCGTATCTAAATTTATGGAAACTAATGTTTGGAAACAAGCATTAACTAAAATGAAAACCTCTATCATGCAGACTATGGGGGCAATTCTTAGACCATTTAAAGGATCTCCAGCATCGAGATCTCAAGCACCAACACCAACTCAAGCTCAAGGAGCATATCCAGGTGAGGCATTAGGAAAAGTTCGTGCAGATCATCTTGGAGGTGGGTCCGAAGGTTTTAGTTCTGGGGACGTATCTCAATTAATTTCTATTCAACAACAACAACTAAATTATATGCAAAGAACCTTTGGTTATGAAGAAAAATATTATAAAAGTTGGTTCTCAAGAATGTCCCCTATGAGATTGGTAAGAGCTTTTAGAAGAACCAAAGGAAATTATACAGCACAATTATCTTCTTCAAAACAACCATTAACTAATATTGCTCATAACATTGCTACTTTATATACACAGTTAATGTGGCGTTTTGATAATTTACTAGAAATACAAAAAGCAAATGCCGTAGCAAATCGTGATCTTGCTATGCATACACTCAAAATAAAATACCCACCAATTCCTGGAATCAGGATGAGACAATTAGTAAAACCTCTTATTAGAAAAGTTGTTAGTGGTGCTATAAAAGCATTTCCTTTATTAGCTATGGCTGCTGGACTTGCTGGGGGTGGTTTACCTGGAGCAGCTATCGCAGGTACTGCAGGTCTTGGTCTACTTGCAAAAAGAGCATTACAAAAAAGAGATGCGAGAAAAAGAGCAGAAGCAGAAGCAAGAGGGGAAGAATATAAAGGTGGATTTTTAACGAAACGTAGAGGAGTCTATGCAGACGCTCCAAAAGGACCTGGTTTTATTAGAGGTATTGGACAAGGTATAAAAGGAAAATTTAGACAATTCCTTCCTACTGGTAGACAGCTTGAAATGGGAGGTATGGAACCAGGAGCCTTCATGGGAGGAGGATTCCAAAGAGGAGAAAGACAAAGAAATGTAATCCGTACTGCCTCTGAGAAACGATCAATGATTGCTAATGGTAGAATGATTGCTACAGGGTTTTCTCAAACACTTGGAGGAAGAAAAGGTTTAAGAAGACCTATATGGGTTGCTCCTATACCAGATGCATTAACTAAAAAATATTACTCATGGTCTAAAACACAAGATAAAATACAAACAAGAACATTAAAGAAAATAAGAGATAGTAATGAAGACCAACATGAATTACAAAGAAGAACTTATAAAAGAGCATCCAAGTGGAGACTGATAGATAAAATAATGGGATTTGCAAAAATGATTGGTGGTTTATTTAAAAGTTTACTACCATCATTAGGTTTAGGTATAGCGGCTTTAGGGATAGGGGCAGCAATTGGGACTTATATAGATGATAAGTTTTTCGGTCCAGCTCGAAAAAAATGGAATGAGATGATTTCTCAGCTAGAAGATATTATGCGTAAAGATCGTCTAACAAAAACACATGCACTAGCTCAAGAATACGTTGACACATTAGAAAAAGAACCTCTTGCAAAAATGTTGTATGGTCAACGAGGTAAAAAAGGACTCGCCTTAAGACAAAAAAGAGAGAAATCATTAGATAAACCGAACGCTCTAATGTCTTCGCTCCCTGGTGGTTCATTTATGGCTGGTCCAGCCCAATGGTTAGGAAAAACTTTTTCTGGAACTCCAGATGCTGCACAATTTTCAGCTCTTGTTTTTGATGCACAAACTGAATGGAGAAATCAACATATATCAGAATATTATCCTTTTCATCCTGATGAAGTTACTAGACTAAGAGATCAATGGATATCTCAACCTACGGGAGGATTTAGAGGAGTAAGACCTGGCGAATTTGGGAAAAAAGACAAACCAAATTTAGAAGCTATAAAGAAATATGCACATAAAAGAGAAGAATCATTCTTAAAGTACCTAAAATCTAAAGGCACAAAAATGACAGAATCTGAAAGTAAAAAGTTATTTTCCGAAGCAAAAAGACAGAAAGAAGCTCAAAGAAGAAAATCTGGTGCTGTGCCAGAAGGATCAACAGGTTTATATGGACTAAAAATTCATCCAGGTGGGGCACAAGATTCTTCAACAGGAAAAATAGATCAATCTGCTCTTTCAAAGAATCAAACAGAAGTAATAGAAAAACAAGCAGAGTTAACATCAACACCTGTAGTCAATAAACTAGATGATGTAAAAGAAACAATAAAAGGCGAATCACAAAACTCAACTATACAATTACAAAATACAACAATTCAATCATCAAATCAAATCACTAGTAGTGTTAACGATTCAACTACAGTTTCTGGCGGTGGTGGACGTCAAAGAGAGGGACTTCGAGCAGATGGATGGTATCAAAGAGCAATTTTTTCAGGTGGACGATAAGGGAGATTAAATAAATGGCAGCTATTAACATTGATAAAATATTTCAAGCCAATCAAGATAAAATTACAGCAACAGAAAGTAAACTAGCTTTTGGAAATGCGATAACTTCCGGTGGAGATGATAAAGCAGAAATACTCCAATCGATTTTTGGTTTACCTCCAGATAATCTACTTCCTGAGACAAATAGAAAAATATTAGATTCTATGCCTGTATGTCATTTCATGCCTGGAACTCCAGATTTCACAAGAGGATTAGATCTTTTTACTATAAAATCTGCTTGGACCACTAATGCAACCCAAGGAGGGAGATCAGGTTTATTTTCCTATACTGGATTGTTAGAAGCCCACGGGTTTAAAACTCCTAATACACCTGGTCAGGGAATTAAAGTTGCATACTTAGCAGATGCATTTCCAACAGATACATTTACAAATGAATACGGAGAAAACTTCCTTCAAGGACTTACTGATGTAGGTTCAGAAAAAATGGCATCATTAGCACAAATGATGGGAACTAGAACAGGAACAGAAGCTCTTTCAAGATTATTAACTCCAATTGGAAAAGCAGCAGAGGCAGGAACGAAAAAACTTGGTGGAGCAATTGGTGGTGAAACAGGATCAAAAATTGCAGGAGCAGGAATAAATTTCCTTAAAGATATGGCAACCTCTGGTATGGATACGGCAAGAACCTTAATAAATTCTACTGCAATGACACAAAGGGGTGCCAGTATAATAAATAGACTTGCAGCTGGTCAAAGAATCGATTTTCCAATGGTCTGGAAATCAAGTGGATTTCAACCATCATATACAATGACAGTCAGGTTATATAATCCTAATCCAAGAAGTGTAAAAGATACTAAAAAATATATAGTTGGTCCGATAGTTGCTTTAATGTTATTAGCTGTCCCAATTACTGATAATGGTTCTACATACAGTTGGCCATTTTTTCACAGAATTTTGTCACCCGGAATATATGATCTTAATCCCGGATTTATTTCAAACATTACAGTAATTAAAGGTGGAGATCAACAACAAATATCTCAACAACAAAGAATGGGAATAGTAGATGTTAGAATTGATGTTGGTAGTTTATTTAGTACTATGGTAGCTGGAGGCACTGCAATCTCACAAAAAACAAGACCTACAGTCAAAAAATATGCTCAAGCAATGTTAAATCCAACTCCAGCTAGACACCAAGTATATGATAGACAGGCAATTGAAAAGAAAGATGACCTTACTAGCATTAATGCATTATTTGCAAACAATACAATAAGAAATGCAAGAAAAGTTCAGGAAACACAAAGACGAGCAGATCAAGCAGAATTAAAAGAAGATACTGGAACAACTGCAGATAATAGAGTTACTCTTCAAAATAGAATTACAGCAGCTAGATTAGAACTCCAAGCATGCCAAGGACGAACAACTTGTGTTACAGCGGCAACTGAAAGACTAAATAATCTTCTAACTATAGCAAATATTCCAGCAGTATAAATTAACAGATTTGATTTCTTAATACTCCTGTTAGATAAAACGCAAGGAAGGAATTTATAATGAATTGAGTTTGAGAAGTG